ATGGAAGTAAAAAAAAAAGTTATCAAGAAATTGGTAAAAGCGATTCTGGAAAACCCAGAGAACATGATTAAGATGCTGAAAAAGTTTGGAAATCAGGCAACACATCGCATCGATCATGGACAGTTGCACATAAACTATGACGACAGAGAACCATCAGGGTGGAATCAGGAACTGCTGAAACTCTTCCCGCTACGTTATCCAGTAGCTATGACCTCTTGGAAAGGAACCGTATCTGTAAGCTTTCTGGACGAGGTTCATCGCTTCGACGTGGTTGGCACGCGAGAGATGATGGAATATGTGCTGGAGAAATGGGGCGACCAAAAGAAAATAGCAGAAATCGTGAGTGAATAACTAACATCATTAACAAAAATCAAAAAACAATTATGGAAAAAACAATGAAGATTCAAAAACTGCTGCCCTTACAGGACAGACAGTACAACGACCAGCAAGGTCAACCAAGAGTGTTTACAAGTTTGGGCATGGTGCTCACTGATGGTATAGACACTCTATTTGCAGAAGCGACTGGCGACTATGCTCGCTCGCTTGTGGGACATCTGAATGAAGGCGACTGGGTGCGCGTTCAACTCTCAATGAGTGTTCGTGACTGGCAAGACCAGCAGGGACAGACTCGATACGAAAACAAAGCGTACATTAGCAACATTAAATAAGATTGAACATTGAAGATTGAAGATTGAAGGCTGCGATTAAGCGAGAGCAGAGTCAAAACGAGTTTTGAACTATGCCGAGCGTGAGCAGGCTCGATGTGAAACATCAACATTGACCATTAGACAGTAATATAACAACTTGAGCGAAGCGGAGGGAATCAATTGAGCATCAGTGATGATGTAGGCGCCTTTCTCAACGTGAACCTCAGCAAAACTCAAGAAAAAATGAATAAAAATAAGAAACAAGCATATAAGAGACAAGTAACGCTGGAGGGCATGATGACCTTTAGCATGTTGGAAACAGGACTGCACATCGCCGACTTTGAATGTTGCGAAGATGTGGAGCTGGAGAGCCTTATCACACGCTGCAAGATGCAAAGGATGCGTGATGGTAATGTGTATCTTACGGAATTGCCTAAACGCAAACGTAACAAGCCTATGTTTAGAGACGATAACTGTTCGCTATCACTGGGTAAGGATGGAAAATACTACTTTGTATTCTCTATGCCTGAACAACTACTTGACGAACTACCTAAGGAGTTGGTGCGTCAGGCCAGTGCTATCGCTCAGAAGGTAATAAGAACATTAATCGATAACCATTAAGAACAAACCTTATGAGCGTACACATGATTTATTATAAGGATGGGGCGAAAAGGATGCGCCCTGTCCTTAACAGAGAGGAATATTTGAACTTGCGTAATAGCGGAGAACAGCTTGCCATTATGAAGGAGTTGAAGGCTGGCAACTACAGCAGGAAACATCGCCTATTGCAGATGAACTACTCATGTCTGCCGAATGAAGACGGAACGCTGAAAGGTTCTACTCGCATGAGTACCACCGTGGGCATGGATATAGACCACATAGCTCCTGAGGATATGCAGTCGGTGATGCAGGGCATACTCGGCAAGAAGGATGAGTTAGGATTGCTGCTGCTGGAGAGGAGTGCACGAGGCGCAGGCTATCATCTGGTATTTAAGCGAAAGCCGGAACTCAGTCAAGAGGAGAACCTAAAATGGGCAAGCGAACTGCTGGGCGTGAAGTATGACGACGGAGCAAAGGATATTACCCGCGTATTTTTTACCACCACGAATGAGGAACTGCTCTATATCGAAGATGAACTATTCGAAATAGAGAGTGGAGAACGGAGAACGGAGAACGGAGAACGGAGAGTGGAGAACGGAGAACGGAGAGTGGAGAGTGTAGAACGGAGAGTGGAGAGTTTTCTACCGATGTAGGGGGCTGCGCGGTAGCAAACTCTAAACTCTACACTCTAAACTCTACACTAAACACTCCACTCAACACTCCAAACTCTACACTAAACACTCCACTCAACACTCTAAACTCTACACTAAAATTCAAAGGCATTCCGTATTCTTCGATTATTAGTGAATACTGGCGCCGTACTGGTGGCGAGCCTGCGGAGGGCGAAAGGAATGTGAAGCTGCATAAGTTGGCGGTGAACCTCAGGGCTATCTGCGACAATAAGAAAGAGGTGTTGATGCAGATAATGCCTCGTTATGGATTGACTGACAGCGAGCTGCTGAGCATCGTGGAGAGTGCTTGCAAGGAGCCAACTAAAGGCTCTAAGATTATGGACAATATCATTGAACATTTAACATGGAACATGGAACATTCTGAAGGGGAGGAGTTTGACGGCGCAGCCAATGTTCAATCTTCAATGGTCAATGTTCAATGTAACAAGCTGCCTCTTGGCTTAAAGGAGTCACTGACGGGTGTTCCTGCGTCAATGCAGATGCCTGTACTCTGTTCGGTGTTGCCTCTGGCGGCTGCATACGCTGACCAGGTGGAGGTGCGCTATTGTGACGGCGAGATGCAGAAATTGGGTATGATGTCGATAATCTACGGCGAACAGGCTTCGGGTAAGTCGGTATGTAAGCATGCAGTAAACATCTGGAAGCGTCAACTGGATGACGAGGATGCTTTGGCCCGTAAACGTGAAGAAGAATGGAGGGAACGCAAGAAATGTCGTAAGGCTAACGAGAAAGCTCCTGAAGACCCAAAGGTGATGATTCGCGTGGTGCCAGTGACGGTGAGCTGTTCAACACTGCTAAAGCGCTTGAAGAATGCCAATGGTCATACGTTGTATAGCTTTGGTGAGGAACTGGACACACTGCGAAAAACCAACGGTGCTGGCTCATGGTCGAGTAAATATGACATCTACCGACTGGCTTTCGACCCGATAGATTCTGAGTGGGGACAGGACTACAACTCTGATCAGGCGGAATCAGGACTGGCAAGGGTGGCATATAACTGGTCAATGCTGGGAACCAGTGGCGCTGTTAGAAAGTGCTTTAAGTCGGACAATGTAGAAAATGGTCTTTCCAGTCGTATGCTACTGGCTGAGATGCCTGACACAGCGTTTGCCAAGATGCCTCGCTATGGGCGTCGTTCAATGGAGGACGAGGCGAAGATTCAAGAGGCTGTAACAAGGCTGCGCTCGTATAGTGGCTATGTGGATACTCCTCGTCTGCGTAAGGCTATTGATGCTTGGGTGGAGGAACAGCGCGTGATAGCTCTGAAGGACATTGACCACGTGAAGGATACCTACCGCCGTCGTGCAGCAGTCATCGGTTTTCGCTGTGGGGTTATCTTCCATCTGCTATCAGGAAAAGCAAAGGAGAGTAATGCTTGCGTGGAGTTTGCAGTGATGATGGCAAGCTACTGTCTGGCGCAACAAATCAAGGTGTTTGGCGCAGTGCTACAGAATCAGTATGTGGATGCAGAGACGGAGTGTCAGCGCTATGGCGAGAACAACAGCATCTTCGACCAATTGCCTCCCACGTTTACAGCTGATGACTTAGCGGCAATGAAGCGCAGCAACGTGCCTCGCAACTCTATCATCAAAATCATATCACGCTGGAACCGCGACGGATGGGTGGAGAAGGTAGATACCAAGCACTGGAGCAAAAAGAAAAGTGACAATGACAAAGTGACAAAGTGACATTAAGGACGTTGAACATTGAACATTGAACATTGAACATTGAAGGCTGCGATTAAGCGAGAGCAGAGTCAAAACGAGTTTTGAACTATGCCGAGCGTGAGCAGGCTCGATGTGAAACATCAACATTGAACATTGAAGGCTGCGATTAAGCGAGAGCAGAGTCAAAACAAGTTTTGAACTATGCCGAGCGTGAGCAGGCTCGATGTGAAACATCAACATTGAACATTGAAAATTGAAAATTATGGAACTGATATTGACAAGAATAGCAAAGAAGAAAGATTATACGATTGGGAGGCTGAGCCTCTCCCTAAACCCTCTCCTGAAGGAGAGGGAGGGCAACACCGCAAAAGATATCTACTTGTGCGATACCCTCGAACCTACTTGGCGCGACTATGCACATGGTGGGCGCAAGATAAAAGGACACTCGGCGATACCAGAGGGAAGGTATGCAGTGGTAATCTCTTACTCGCCTAAGTTCAAACAATGGCTACCCATCCTGCTGGGTGTGCCTAACTTCAGCGGAATACGCATACATGCAGGGAATACAGCAAAGGATACTGAGGGCTGCATCCTTGTAGGTGAGAACCGAGAAGTGGGGAAAGTGCTGGACTCTCGCAAGTGGCTGAAAGGTATAAAGCACAAAATAGTAGAAGCGAAAGAGCGAGGCGAAGCGGTGTGGATAACGATAGAGTAGGCACTCCGAACGCTAATCAAAAAAGAACGCCCGAATGTGATTCCTTTCATGTTCGGGTGTTCTTCAAAAAAGCCTCCCCGCTGCATTTCGCAGGAGGAGGCTCTATCTATCCGCACAGGGTGCCTGTCACCGTGTGTCACTCTAAGAGGAATACGATGCTTTTCACTCCCTCGCCGCTGAAATGATCATCGCCTGTCAGCAGGCCTACCGAGGCGGCAGTGCCCGTCCATGTGACTTTATATATTCCTGTCATAGGATCTTCACTATACGACCATCCAGTGCCAAGACTTGCCGTATCCCATCCAGCAGGGCCTTTGAGCGTCATCTCAATCTGTGTGAATTGCTTGCCGGTCGGTGCCGTAAAGGTAAAGCCGCCGGATTCGCGCGTGATGAAGCCGATGCCACTCATACTCTCATCTACGAAACTATACCAGTTGGCATCAATCATGTCGGCATTAGCACTCAGCGTGATGCCCTCCTTCGTATAGGAATGATAAGTGCCCGAGACACTAAGGTCACTGATGTTGCTCTGATCCCATACAACCGTACCTTCCGGATAGACCTTCACCGAGCAGGTGGCCGTTTTGCCGCTGCCATCGTTGGCGGTAGCGGTGATGGTGGCTGTGCCTTCAGCAACTGCGGTGACTTCGCCGGTAGTGGAATTCACGGTGGCTACACCGGTGGCGTTGCTGCTCCAGGTTACGGACTTATCAACGGCATCGTCGGGCGATACGCTGCTGACAGAAAGGGTTTGCTTGGAACCGATAGTCAGGTTGATGGACGACTTGTTCAGCGTAATGGAAGAAACCTTCTTCGGCTGCATCTTCACCGTGATGCTGTAGTACTTGCCGTTCTCGAAGGTGACGCCACTCTTCTCGAAGGTATAGGTGCTTGCTCCGACTGTGGCTGTGAGGGTATAGGTGTCGGCACCGGCGTTCTCGTTGCGCAGGGCTACGGTAAGCTCGCTGGCAGCAGCGTCGGGCGTTACGGTGATGTTGCCGTAAGAGGTGCCCATTTCGAAGCTGGCATACTTGAACAGCTGCATTTCCGAGAGCTGCATTATTCCGCCGCTTTGGTTGGCTGTGATTTCCAGGCGGAAATACTTGTAGGTGCCAGGAGCATCCGCATCGAAATCTTGCCGGGTATTACTTGCTGCGGGCATATCGTGATTATTGCTCTTCGTGTCAATGGTAGTCCAAGTGGGATCGCCCTCATTTTTGCCTTTCAGCACCCAGTCCTTTGGATTACGTCCAGGTTCACTTCCCGTATCACCGGCAGTTCTGAGCATATAGCCGTCCACCCGAATGGGGCTGGCGGTGTGGAACTCGATATACCAGCCGCTACCGTCAGTGCACCACTTGGTGCTCTCATTGTTGTCAACCAAGTTTCCGTATCCTTCTCCACTGAAGCCGCCATTACCGCCGTCAACCGTGTAGTATCCGCTACCAAAGTAATAAGTCTTATCGCCTGTGCCACGATAACTCTTGTTGGTGACGAGCTTGTTGCTGGCTGCACTAATCGTCAGTTTATTGGCTGCAAGGTCTGCGCTGCCGTCATTGTTCTTCAGTATGAACTTCACGATAGCCTGCTGGCTGGCTAAATTGGCATTCACCGTCGTCGTTATCTTTTCGGCGTCAATCGCTGCAACCTCCACATCAGCCAGGGCATAGTCGTATTTCTTCTCGATAGAGTTCTCGTCGCTGAGCAGAATGCCTTTCTGGCCGGTGTAGCTCCATTCGGCGCGGGGGAAGAGCAGGTGCAGGTTGTCATTGACAGCAACCGAACCCGTCAGGTCGCCCGACAGCGTGGTGCTGCCCGTCTCGCTGGCAGCAGCGGTCAGCATGCCAAGCGGAGTCCGGCTCCAATTATCTGGGAATACTGCCACCTCGTCGGTGTTGGCCCACTTCACCTTGAGCGCCTTGCCGTCAATATAAAGTCCGCGGGTCTCTACCTCCTCGCCCATCGAGGCCTGCACGGTCATTGAGTACTTGGGTGTGGGGTTCACAGGTTGCTCACTGATGAATTCGTCTTTGTCAGAGCAAGCAGTAAAGGCGGCTCCTGCCATCAGCAGAGCGGCCAGAGTGCGAATATCTTTCTTCATAGTCATGTCCTCCTTACTCCATAAAAGCATTTTCTTCATCAAAATCTATCATCTCTCTCACAGACCACGTGTCATCAATTGGATCACCATAGTCATCTCGTTCGGAAGTAAGACTTCCAGCCAGCAATTGCTGCTGTTGTTTCAGTTCGACGACATCCATCGTCGGCACATCATACTTTTTTCTATTCATACTTGTTTGGTTTTTAATGTTATTGATAAAAACGCTCTAATCTATAGAATCACACATTAGTAATTACGCTTCTGCGTGCATTTCGGCTGCGCAAGCAGTTTCGCACGCTTCACGGCAGCAAAGATACAAATTATTTTTAAATAAACAATAATAGTTCGATAATTTAAAGAACACTAGGGACTGGTTCTCTACTGTGTAATAGAATCACCGGTGATTCTCGAGACGTGGTGGGGTAGATTGATGATGTCGCGGAACTCAGCGGTGGCTCCGTCATAGACTCCTCGGCAGCAATCTGACGAGGAGGCTTATCATTATATTAGTGTTTCAGTGTCATTATCTTCGTGGGGCAGGCCAGCGTACACTTGCCACACTTGATGCAGTCGGGGTCGAGATAGCCCATTTCCTGTCCGCGACTGTCGTAGGGCGTGAGCTGCATCGGACAGACGCGGGCGCAACTCTTACACTTCATCTGGCAAGCACTCGTGACGTGGATATTGGTGAAGGCCTTGGGCAGCGGAGTATGCTTAGGGGCTACCCAGCGTGAGATGGTACCCATGGGACAGAACGAACACCAGGTGCGTGGCGCATAGATGAACGAGAGGGTAACGCCAACAACGGTAGTCACTACGATGATGGTCCAGAAGACACGACCAATGCCACTCCACATAGCCAGTCCGCCCTCGCTCCAGGGTACGGTGAAGGTGAGCTGGACGCCAAACATGGTGAAGATAAAGAACACCATAAACAGGCGGAAACCGAAGGTGCGCACGAATGTGGGTATCTCACGGTGGGGGGAGTATTTCGACAACAGACGGTCGTACATGTTGCCACGAGGACAGGCATGTCCGCACCACCAGCGTCCCTTCCATATGCTGGTCAGCACGGGACCAACCATACAGATGAGTGCGACGAGTCCTATTACGGGATAGAACCAGCCGACGAGGATATAGGCGATGATGATCCAATAGAGATTGAATCCTGGAGTGGCAAAGTGGCGATGGAAATTCTTCTTTTTCTCTTGCATAATTCCTTATTTATTCTTAAAATCGGTGCAAAGATACGAAGAAGATGATAGATAAACAAACTATTTTGTCTATCTTTGCATCGGAATTATCTATCATTAGGGAAGCGTATATGACTCTACAACAGCTGAAATACATTGTAGCCATCAACCGCCAGCGCAACTTTGCAAGGGCGGCGGAACAGTGTGGTATCTCGCAACCCACGCTGAGCGCCATGCTCGTGAAACTGGAAGAAGAACTCGATGTGCGCATCTTTGAGCGCAGCAACAAGCTCGTCACTCCGACAGCGGCAGGCGAGAAGATTATCCGCCAGGCGGAGAAAGCACTGGCGGAGGCAGAACGCATCACGGAACTCGTGGCTGAAGACAAGGGGGACGTAGGCGGTGAGCTGGCACTCTCCGTAGGTCCAACCATTGCGCCATATATCCTGCCAAAGTTCATCCGTCATTATGTGGAGAACTATCCCAGCGTGAAACTCTCCGTCAGCGAGATGAAGGCCGACGCGATGCTCAGCGAACTGCAGGTAGGGCATCTGGATGCTGGTATTGCCATCAGCGGCAACATGCGACAGGGAATCCTTGAAGTACCCCTCTATACGGAGCGCTTCATGGTATATCTTTCTGAGGACTGCTGGCGTAAGTTGCCCGTTTTCAAACCTGAGAACCTGGAGCACGAAAAGATGTGGATCATGAAGGAGGCACAGTGTCTGCGAGAGAGTGCGTTCAGCTTCTGTAAGGCGCGCACCAAGGGCAACCGTGTGTATGAGGCAGGCAGCATAGAGACACTAATCCGCATCGTTGACGAGAACGGTGGCTTTACGATTATCCCGGAGATGCACCTGCCATTCCTTTCCGACCGTCAGCGCGAGAACGTGCGCCGCATCGAGGGAGACTACCTGTCGCAGCGCAGGGTGTCGCTCTACATTCGTGAGGACTATATCCGCCAGCGTATGCTCAACTCCATTACAGAAACGCTCCTCCGATTCATGCCCGAGGGGATGATGGAAGAGCGGATAGTGAAGTACGGAATAAAATTGTAGAATCACAGGGACTGGTTTTTGATTCCTCCACGATAGGCTTGGAAGATAAAAGATAATTGTTTATCTTTGCAGTAGATTTTGAGAATTATTAGGAAATTATGAGAGAACTACTAATGGTCTGCATAGGCAGCTTCTTCGGAGGCGGAGCACGATATTTGGTTGGTAAAGCTATTCAGTCATGGATGGCTGTTAGTTTCCCATGGGGAACGATGGCAGTTAACGTGATTGGTTGTTTCCTCATAGGTTTGCTATCAGGCATGTCACTTGGAGGTCAGATTTCACCATCCACTAAACTTGTCCTTGTGACAGGATTCTGTGGTGGCTTTACCACCTTCTCTACATTTATGAATGAGAATCTACTGTTAGGACGTGATGGCTCGATGCTGTTAGCCGTGTTATATACGCTGGCAAGCATAGGACTCGGACTTATTGCAGTGATAGTTGGTTATCAAATTGTAAAATGATGAAACTCCCGAAGTTTATTATCACAATGGACGGCATTTTCCGTCTGGGAATGGTTGACCAGCATAAGCACCTGCTGAGGCAAGGTGACCAGTGTATCGGTGGCGGCTACTATCATTTTGATTTCGTGTCCAATGTGATAGTTCTCGATAGGGAGTCCTACGACTTCGGACGTCCCAAATGGCATCTGCTGGACACATTGAAAGTGCCGTCAACCTATCGTGGCATGCGTATCGTCTATAAGTACGATGACGGATTCCACGATGATTTCAATGTCACAGAAGAACTTGAAATAGAATACTATGACTAGTTAGCAGGGTATAATTCCCTGATAAAAATAAAAAAGGTGAACATTTCGTTCACCTTTTCTTTGTCTTTGTACACCCGCAGAGGCTCGAACTCTGGACACCCTGATTAAGAGTCAGGTGCTCTACCAACTGAGCTACGGGTGCAACGAAAATACAAATGCTCTTTGTCTTTGTACACCCGCAGAGTTTAATACTCGATTTGAGTTTCAGCAACTTAGCATATTTATGTGTTACACTTTGGAACATGTAACGCAAAATGCTTTGCGAGTGTATTTGTATGTCTTCGACGACTGTCTGCTTCTCTAAGCAATCATCATCTTTTACTATTATCAAACAATATAAAATTGTAAGATTAAATAGGTGCTTCGATGAATTCGGCTGCAAAGGTACGCATTATTTGTGATACAAACAAATTTCGAACCCATAATTTCACATACTTTAAGAATTAAGATGTGATATATAAGATGAGTTTACGAGTTCAATCATGACCTAATGAGTTAGTGTGTTAATTAGTGTGTATTTCTGTTACAAAAGTTAGTCGATTGTGTTAAAGAATAAGTTAGTTAGTATTTATTTCTCTTTTTGCACAATTTCTCTGAATTAAATTATTATATTTTTGCAGCATGGTTCCGAAAGAGCCTATTATTGACTTTGTGACTTAGATTTAATAAAGAACTATGCAAATCATTAAGAAGTCATTGTGTCCATATCGAGAGAGGTGTTTTAGCTACCTCTTTACTATGTTAGAATCACTATATAATTAATAAAGATGTATAAAGCAGAGAAAATCGCAAACAGAAGAGCCTGGTTCCGAAGTATTAGACCAGGAGATGTGTCAAAAGCAAAATTTAAAGAGTACAAAGCATTAAAATCTATTTCTGTCCAGCTTACAGAGTTTAATGCTTCAGATGGTCTCCAACATGGCGTCTATATTCACGCCAAATATCTGAAGAGTGAGTTGAGCGTCATTTTAGTCGGAGTTACACGTAAACAGAGAGAAAAGGAACTTTCAGACCCTGAATATAGAAATGAATGGCGTAAACTGATTGAAGAATGAGAAAAGAGATAGTATTACCACCAATTGATTTGAATGATGACATACTCACTCCAGAAGAAGCAGGCAAGTTGTTTCGAGTTTCAGGATGGGCAATGTATAAAAGAGCAAAGAAAGATATGGTTCCTTCTCATAAAATAGGAAAACGAGTCTATTTCCTGAAAAGTGAACTAATAAGCTATACGTTAAATTCGTGAACAGATCATCCTAAAGTCCCTGTACCCGTTCTCTGTGAAGAAAGCGAGGCAGGGCATTTACTTTTGAACTATGCCTGAGAAATGCAGACAATGTGAATATGGCAGAGCGTGCATCAATGGACGCTACTGTTTGAAATTCAATAAATACGTAGAATATTCAAACGACACTATATGTGATGAAACAAGATAATGAACTACAAACACTGACAGAGCAATTTTGGCAATCATTCCTGAAAGCCAATGATGAGCTGAATACATTTATTACCTCTGGAATGCCATCTTCTACAGAGAAAAGGCATAAGAGCTTCGTGAATAAATGGGTTCAGTTGAAGGAAAAGGCTTTCAAACTCTGTACCCATATCGACCAGCTGTCAGAAGAGACAATAGAACCAATAGAGGTGGTTCTTCCATGGAAAACCGATACTTTCAAAGAGGCATGGGAACTATGGAAGAACTACCTTGCTGAGCAGCATAAGAAGTACATGAAGAGCCGCATGGAATATGCAGCGCTCAACTACCTGAAGAAACTTTCAGAGAATAACGAGGCGATAGCAATTGAATATCTGCAGTTTGCTATGTCAAACGGCTATCCACGCTTTTTCAAGGTGACTACCAAGAGTTACGAACAACCCAATATAGCAGGAGGACGAGGCGATGGAGACTACTAATGATGACCGCATCAGACGGGCAATAGAAGAGCAGAAGAAAAAGTATATGGAAGCATCGAGTGAATTGAACATTTGGCATAGTCCATCGCTAAGCAAGAAGAACTTCTGGCAGCTATTAAGTGCAACGGCACAGGCTATCATGGCACAACGAGGCGTATATCATCCATTTGTAGTGGATGATTTTAATCGTGATATCATCTATCAGATGTGGCTATATGTCAAGGGCGACGAAGAATGCCGCTGGAATATCCATAAAGGCATTTACCTCGGTGGCAAGGTGGGATGCGGAAAAACACTACTGATGCAGGCGTTCTGTGAAATCCTTCATCTGGTTTCTGGCAGAACAGTTGAAATGATACCTGCTACTCAATTATATCAGAGAATCATAGATGACGGCATCAACAGTTTAGCTAAGAGACCGCTTTTTATCGACGAACTGGGACGTGAACAACTGGAGATAAACGCCTTTGGCAATAAGATGCGACCAATCAACGAGCTGATGGCGCTGCGCTATAATTCAGGAGCGAGGACTTTTTTCACCTCGAACTTCAAAATATCCACATTATCCAAAGGGTTTAATGAGAAAGGTGAAGCCATTGGCTATGGTCAGTATATTGGCGAGCGAATTATGGAAATGACAAACATTGTAGAAATGCCTGGTGAAAGCCGTCGTGAAAGATGGGAGGAAACGGCAGGATGAGCAAGATAGAGCGTAAACTGCCAGAAGCAACAGCTTGTAACGAACATCCTTATAATAGACTTGATATTGTCAAGGATTGGCTAAACGCGAACTATATTGTTCGTGTGAATCTGCTTGACCGTAGTAAGGTGTCTCTAAGACCGACTGAGGAATGCTCCTTTCACTATGAACATCCAGTGACGGAGGAAGATATCTTACTTCATGCCTATGCCGATGAAGTGTCTATTCCAAGAGTGTTGCTGAAGTCGTTGCTGGCAAGTCCGAATCAGATGGAGTCATTCAATCCTATACATGACTATCTGGAGTCTCTGCGAGGGAAATACAAAGGTCCTTCGCAGATTGACATGTTATGTAGTTCCCTGCATACGCCTCAGGATGATGATGAAAGTAGGGAAAGAGCAAGCAGTCTTCTGCGTAAATGGCTGATAGCAACGGCAGCCTGTGCTTTGGGCATTCGACAGAACGACGTAGCCTTAGGACTTATCGGTGATAAGGCAGGTATTGGTAAGACGACGTTCTTTGAAATGCTGGTACCGCCATGCCTTAAAGAATACTATCAGGTAGCGCAGAAGGACGAGAGGCTCTTTCCGCTTCAGAACAGCTTTGCCCAGCGGTTTCTGCTTAACTTCGATGAGTTTGCCGCTATCTGCAAACACAACGAAGAACAATTTAAGCTATATATGTCGGCCAGCGAAGTAGAAATTCGCAGACCAGGATCTCGTTATGTGGAGAAGGTGCCTAGAGTTGCTTCCTGTTGCTTCACCTCTAACAAGAACCAGCGCATGGGCGGCTTTATCAGCAAACCTGATGCCGGATTGATGCGCCGTCTGGCAGTTATAGAGGTGGATTCCATTGATGACAACCGCAAGCGTCTCGATGTTGACCAGCTTTGGGCAGAGGCCGTTATGTTGCTTGATGGCGGCTTTGATCCAACATGGACGCAGCAGGAATACAGGCAATTTGTGAATGAAAACCGTCAGTATGTACTAGAAACGAATGCGCTCAGGCTTATTCGTATACATTATCGTAAACCAGAGGAAGGTGAAGAGTGCAAGTTCATGACGGCAATGGAAATTGTGCTGCAGTTGAAAAAGGAAAAGAAAATATCGTCTGCCATTCAACAAGTCAACGAGGTGACTGTTGGTCAGGCTCTCACAGCCCTTGGGTATAAGTATTATATAAGGCGATTTCCTGGTAAATCACCTTATCATGGATACGATGTCGTGCCGTTATTCGGCACTCTGGAAAAGAAATAGTTTTTTCATTTATATAGTTAGTTGTTTGTGGGTTGTCGGCTTTTGAAGCAGGCAGCCCATTTTTTTTATTTTTCTTTTTTATTTTCTGCGCACACGTTGTATTTATATATAAGTAATCACCCCTTCGTGAAATCTTCAAAAATGAAGATTGAATAGATAAAAACAACGCATGAGAGAATATGAATTTGATAAAATAGTGCTTGCTACAGTTGCTACAATAATCAAATAATAGCCGTAAATCCCTTTTTAATCAATAATTCCTTGTAGCAACCATCATCTACGAAACCATCGAAATCGTACATTTTTGCATCTTGCTACATGTTACTACACAATCTAAGTTGCTACACCTTCACCATGTTGAAATCCCCTGTACATCGGCATTTCGTATTTGTAGCATGGTAGCATGTGGTTCCTTTCTTTTTTTTCTGCACTGGAAACTATATCCTACAACGAGTATTTCTCTTCATTGCTTGAAAGTGGCAGTTATGTTCATAGTATGGCAGCACTTTATTACCCACACAGATGCTTCTTATTCATTGTTGGCTGTATTTAAAGCAGAAGGGATTGTCCTGATAGGATAGGGAAGTCCTTGCCCTATTCTGGCAGGATAGCTCACCATTGTTCTATTCCGTTTCTATCCGGCTTGCCTCTCTGACATTCTGCATAACGAATTTATGTGTTTAACGTGATGCACTCTTGCTGGTGTTCCTGACTTTTCCCGCTGCAAAGTTAAGGCGGGCGTACACTGCAAGTACCACTATGTTATGTCTGCAGATATTTTGCGGCAACCTTCCATCATTTTCCTGACGTCACGAAAATGATGGTATTCCATAAAATATCCTTGCCATTCCTTGCATTCTAAGTACTTCTTCCCGCTCACTTTCTGAGGCATCGTAAAAAGCCCTCACACAGAGGGCATCACTAGAAGTTAAACAATTAAATTCATAAAGTTATGCAGAATAGTATTTCATCAGAGTTACAAAGCCTCGCTAAGAAGGAGAACAATCGTCGTGGTAAGCTTACCCTTCAGAAGATGTCGGTTAAGGATTATTGGAATAATTCAGAGGACAATCACCCAGCAGTATATGTTGGTACATACGCCAAGTACAATGATGGCAGCCTCTTTGGTGTATGGGTTGATTTAGTAAAGTGTGGCGATTACAATACATTTATGGATGTTTGCCACAATCTTCATGCTGATGAAGTAGATCCAGAGTTGATGTATCAGGATTATGAGTGTTTCCCCAGTGCCTGGTATTCAGAAAGCGGTATAGATGAGGACACATTTGATAAGATTATCGAATATGCCGATATGGATGATGATGACAGGGATGCTTTCGATGAGTTCTCAGAAGCTTTCGGCAATGATTGCGTAGCCAGCTTCAAGGAGCGCTACATGGGCCAGTGGGATTCTGAGAAGGATTTCGCTGAACACATCATTGATGAGTGCTACAATCTCGATGATATGATGGGGCATCTGGCTTCATACTTCGATTATGATGCTTACGCTCGTGATCTCTTCATCGATGATTTCTATTTCTCAAATGGCTATGTGTTCAGAAGATAATCTGAGCACTTAGCCGTGCTTTAATATTTTTATAATTATCTTTTGTAATACGCTAATATTTAACTACCTTTGCAGTAAATATTAAAGTATTACTATAATGAGCAATTATTATATTTACCTGAAGATGCCATCTTACCTCCGCCAGTGGTTTATCCATCGTCATGGTGGTAGTAATCCCGTAAATCTTATCCGTGGCTCCATCGAGAGCAAACTGCTACAGAAAGCAACCGTTCCGCCCCCTCCAAATGTGCTGCCTCACCTGCAGCAACCCGACGAGGTGGCTATATGCATTCCGTATAGCAAATCACATGACCCACGTATTTACAACCACATAACCGAGACTGGGAAGAATGCCATGATTGCCCGCATCAAGGACGACTTCGCCCTTGAACTGTGGGACTACCTGCATGACTTTGGAAAGATAGGCAGTCAGCAGAAAGATTTAATCTATCTGTTTATGGAGCAACACGGCATTCATGAAGACGGCACCTGTTGGGATGCTATCGCCAAGATTTATCAGAGGCAGAGGAATATCTATCTTACAAAGATTCGCAGAAAAAATTGCACGACTTCAACGCGTTTTTCTGGGAAAATTTGATTTGTTTGAAATGTTTGATTGTTTGAATTCAACGAGACGGCATGAATAAATGTGTATCTTTACCAGGGATTGCCAAGGTGTGGTATATTGAGCGAGACTGTCTTCCTGAGGATGTAGGGTATCGTGCGGTGGCGGGAATACCTATTGCCTTTGATGGAACGCCCGAAAGTGTAAGCTTGCAGGGTGAAGGACTCTGTGAGTTGGAGCAGTCGTTTGATAATAACAGCTATATAGAGAAGGTGAAACTGTCGTTTGAGACGTTTGACGAGATTCCTACTGAGCAACATCCTGCTTTCGTCATTGAGACGAATAACGGGGAAAAGTATGTTATAGGTGCTTGGGAGCGTCCATACCCGACCGTCAAAATCAATCACTCTACAGGTCACCCAGACGGTGACGCTTCCGTCAGAAAGTACGAGGTTTCCTATACTGCGAAGAAAGCCCTGGCACTTTGCGAAGCCTGATTTTCCACGCTCTGGAGCACCTAAGAAGTGGTAAAGAGACGCTTGCATCGTCTTTTTACCACTTTTATAATAGATATACCTTTGCGCCATAAACGAACACGTTATGGCAACAACCAACACAAAAACTAACTACAACCTTCACCTGAAGGGCTTTGTCGGAGGTTATGACTTCGACGCTGACTACGTGGACTACATTCTCGGTAAGAACACCGATAAAGAAGTCAACGTACTGATTGACTCTCTGGGAGGACAGTCAAGTACCGCCCTGAGCATCTTCTCGGCATTCAAGCGCCACGGCAACGTGAACGTGCATTTCGTGGGCATGAACGCCTCTGCTGCTACTATCGCTTCTCTCGGAGCTAAACACATCACTATGGACTCGTCGGCTATGTACCTGGTCCACAAGTGCAGTGTGGGCTTCTTCGAATGGGGACAGCTGAACAGCGACGGCCTACAGGCGCTCATTGATAACATCGAGCACCAGAAGGCTGACCTAGATAAACTGGACGCTAACATCGCCCAGATGTATGCCACTCGCTGCAAGAAGGAACCTGCAGAGCTGCTCACCCTAATGAAAGCCGGTGGCTGGCTCACAGCACAGGAGGCCCTTGCTTGGGGCTTCGTGGACGAGCTGACTGACTACGAGGACGAATCTGCACCAGTCTTGACCGATACGATGGCTAATGCAATGTCGGCAGCAGGAATTCCTGTTCCTAACATGCCTCGTATGAGTACACAGGAACAGTCTGCCTTTGCTAAGTTCCTAAGTACACTGGCGCAGTTCCTACCGAATTCAAAATCAAATGAATTAATTAACTCTCAAACCAAATCACCAATGAAGAAAATTTTCACTTCTGTCTGTGCCATCCTCTCATGCGAACATCTGATGAGCAACGATGGCAAGATTACGCTTGACGACGCACAGCTGGACAGCATCGAGTCTGCTATCAGTGCGGACAAGCAGACCATCAACGATTTGAATGCTCAGGTTCAGACGCTGACAACAGAGAAACATCAGTTGGAACAGGAAAAGCAGACTTTGTCTGAGGCCAATACGCAACTGCAGTCCGAGGTCAATACTTTAAAGCAGAAGCCTGCTGACACAACAGCGCATGTGGTCAACGACAAACACGACGAGCAGCCTGCTGAAAAGACAGACGCTCAGGAGTATTTCGAGTCTCGTGCAAGCGCTCAGTCGCTGTTCGACGCACTTCCCTAATAAAACAACCATCAAACTTTAACCATTAATCAACATTATGGCAGGAAAACTTCAATTTACTCTAGAGGAGTATCAGGACGCGGCTCGTAAGTACCGTAAAGACCTCCTCATGCTGCCCATTATCGGCATTCAGGACACATTAAAGTTCATGACTGGCCGTCCGGGCATCCGTTATAAGGAAAGTGTGGCAGCTCTTAACGGCAACGCTCAGTTCGCCCCCTATAAGCCCGCACGTCGTTCAAACTTCAATCTGGACATGGACTTCCGTACACTGGAGACATTCTTTGGTTCGGTAGTCGCACAGTTTGAGCCAAACAGCGCCATCAGTACGCTTCTCGGTGCCATCGGTGATACCAAGGGCGACGGACAGATGCAGACACCCACAGCCAAACATGTATTGGCTTTGATCGCCAAATCACTGTCTGAGAATCTGAATAACGCAATCTGGGCAGGCAAGCGCAATGCTTCTGGAGACACCACTCTCGACCTCTTCGATGGTTTTGACACCATCACCGCCCAAGAAATCAAGGACGGTAAGATTGCTAAGGAGGAAGGCAACTACACGAAGCTGACAGACACGATAACTACAGCCAACGCCGTGGACATCGCCAAAGAGGTACTCTTCTCTTTGGATCCTCATCTTCGCGCCCAGACATGTTATATGTATTGTTCGCAGGATTTCGCCGACAAATACAACGAGGGCTACCTGCTCACACACTCTGGCATTAACTATAACACACAGTATAATCAAACCGTCGTAGAAGGCTCTAACGGCAAGCTGATTCTCTGCCCACTGGCGAACAAGGCTGATTCTAAGTTCATACATATTGCACCCAAGATCAACATGCTGGTTGGTTACGACCAGATGGGCGACACCGAGAGCGTTATGGTTAAGGAGTACGAGCCTTTCATCCTCTCATACATCGCCACCATGTTCTTCGGTGTACAGTTCGAATCCATCGACAAGCGCCGCTTGAAAGTTGTCGAACTGGCAGCACCTATAGAACCATAGACTCTGTTTATTGAATAGTTCTTTTTCATTTTTTGAGTTGAAGGGAGCCAGTACCTGAAAGGGCTCTGGCTCCCATTTTCAAAATACAAACCATTAAAACAAAAATATCATGCCTGACTGTTCATCTATACAAAAATCGCTCGCATGGTGCCAAGGCAAACCCGAGCTACCAGGCGTAAAACGCCGTATCTATTATATTTCCAAGTATGACGTCCTTCAATGGCCCGAGCTCCAGCACGACACCAATGGTCGACTGAAATCCGCTTCCTACGTTGGTGACTTCGTTCTACGTGCCGACGCAAAGTGGAAATTCATCGATATCATTTCAGATAAGTCTCAGCTGACTTCGGACGCACAAGGCGAATACCCTTCTCAAACCCAGTTAAACAAGCTGGTTGCTGTTCACCCTGGAGTTGACGAGGACGCTTCTGCAGCTGCAGCTTACCTGAATAACAATGATAACGTGTTCCTCGTCGAGGATATGCGTAACGCCTTTCGTGTTGTAGGCTCAGACAAGTGGCCTACCAAAACGACTGTTGCCCAAGACCTCGGACAAGGTGCCACAGGCACCACCTCTACCACCATTAATGTTGAAGCTACTGACGAGTGTCCCGCACCTTTCTATGCAGGAAAAATAATCACCGACGATGGTACTATCAATCCTAACGGCAATACTAATCAGGGCAGCGGCGGAAACAATCCAAGTACTGGAGGCGGCAATACTTCTGGTGGTGGAGGAAGTGACGAACCAGACATGGATTAAACAACAACTACCACTACAGAAAAAAGGTTCATGAATAAGCGCACTCCAATAGATATGGGCGACCTGCTATCAGAGATAGAAGTCCCTGATATCGGGAGTGCGCAGCTTGCTCTAAAAGATATTCAGGCAAAGCGCGAGCAGGATATATTTGCTGAACAGAAGCGCAAAGGATGGGATAAGACGGTGGAAGCCCGTTGCGACTTCACACCGCGCCCCCGCCTGACACGCCGCTTAGGCCTGTTCTTCCTCTCGTACTGGCAGAAGTCTGTCTATGGCCGAACGCTCACTGACATCAAAGCCGATGACAGTATGGTTCCGTTCTTCGCCACCACGATGGTCTCATTCGTTCATGAGCTTATCGGACCTGACCTCTCGAAAGGCTCCTGGTGCATCATCACCACGCCTAAGCGACGTCACCTTGTGAAGAACTTTGCCACCCGCATTTCGGAAGATATCGCAGCACGTCTTGACATCCCGTTTTACGAGGATGTTTGCTCGTGCCGAACCAAGCAGCGCGTAGGTACCATCTTCGATGTGAACATCGTTCCAAAGGAGCAGAACATCATCTGTTTTGATGACTTCGTTACCACTGGTCAGACACTTCAAGCTATGCAAAGAGCACTTGAACCATTCAATAAGAACCTCCTGTTTCTCAGCGGTATAAATAACAAACTCTAAAGTAAAATATAACTCAAAGAATATGAATCAAGCCCCACAATTCACTTCCAAATTGCAGGCTTGGGTGAACACACCTGACAGCCAGAAAGATTGGGACGAAGGTGCCCTTCTGCTGCTCCAGCTTTCGGGCAACCGTATCATGTATCATAACATCTCTATCAACCCTAAAGGAAAGGCAGAATTCATCAAAGGACAGCTTCAGAAGTACCTCAATTTCCGTCTTCAGAAGCTCACCCGCGACCAGGTCTGCCAGATGCAGTCCGAGGTCGATGAAATCGTGAAAAAGGTTATCAAGCCTGCCGCAGATTCAAGCACAGCCGATGCCGGCAAATCTGAGGAATTTGCCGATTTCAAGGCTGGCAAGCGTCCTGACCACGATGATCTGCCCGAAGAGATTCAGGCACTCTATGTGGAGAACCTGGACATCGTTCACCGTATGCGTGAGCTGCATATGAAACTGCGCTCACTCAGCCTCGACAACGCCACCTGTCCAGACAGTGAGCGTTATCCGTTCCTGAAGGAAATCATCGCCCTCGACAAGAAGCGCGTTCAGAACTGGGACATCTACGACCACTTCATTCCTGGTACTCCAGTAACAGTCGAAGAGCACAGCCCTGAAAATGAAGATTCCATCGAGTCAGAGCCTGCTTCCGAGAACACCGACAAAGTGCCCGAAGCATCGGTTAATCCCAAGGAATTAGCCGAATCATCTGAGCAGCCTGCAGAGGAGCCCGTTTCTTCTGATGCAAAGCCTAAGAAGAAGGCCACTACAAAGCGTACCACAAAGAAAGCCGCTAAGAAATGAAGCGTACCACATCCATGGCTGACGTTGTGAAGCCACTCTCTGAGTGCCCTTCACAAGCCTATCTTTCCAATGCCGTTCAGGTAGCAGACCTGCTTGACTGGATATTGGAACAGGTGGGCACAGCCAAGGTGTGGCAGACTTCATTCTCTATCTCTGAGGAGTTCTTGCGCAGGCTGTTCTTCATAGAAAAGAGTGGGAGAGTCAGCGAGTTTAACTTGGTTCTAGACCATAAGGCAACGAATAAAACGCTGAAGCTGTGGGCATTCATGACACAGGTGATTCAGCGTACATTCCTCACTGACAACCACTCGAAGATTCTGTTGGTACAGGCTGAGAGCGGTCAAACCGTCTCAGTTATTACCTCACAGAATCTAACACGAGGTAACCGCCACGAGTCAGCGTTTATCTCAACAGACCCTGCGATATTCAAAACGCTGCATGCGCAGGTCGAGGATCTTATCCAGAACCATTCCGTACCTCTTTATGATCTCTTCACGCAACGAATGAATTCATAATAAATATAGCTCTATGCCCACAAACCACCAGCCTCACATCACCTATTCTCCCGAGATTCTTAAGCAGGTAGAGCAATTTGCCTCTATCTACTTGAAAATATCGGATATGGCTGTGATTCTGGATGTTCCGGCAGAGCAGTTGCGTGAAGATATTGCGAATCGCACGACAGAGGTCAGCAAGTCCTACCATCGTGGCAAGGCAGCTTCAAAGGTAAAGCTATTGCATCAGGAGATGCAGCTGGCCTACATTGGCAGTCCTCTGGCACTGGAAACAACTCAGAAAAATCTAATGGATATGGAGGATGACGAATAATGCCACTGCCTAACATCATAGACATAGCCCGCGCTGACCTCTATACCTCTCGTGAGGACTTAGAGGCCAAATACGCCATCACACAGGTTGAGCATATTCTCCGCTTGCGTGACATGGTGACGTGGTGCATTGGCAACTGCGATGCGAAAGACCGCCAGTTTGTCGATGAAATCATGCAGCGTTACGGCATTTCTAAAGTGACTGCCTACGCTGACCTGAAGATTGTGAAGTCGCTTTTGCCCAATCTGGGAGAAGCCTCTCGCGACTACCACCGCTGGCGCTATAACGAGATGATTCTGGAAACGTACCAGATGGCGAAGAAGCGTAAGGACACGAAGACCATGGAGAAAGCGGCTACCAGCTATGCGAAGTACAACCGCATCGATGTAGAGGATGAAACGGCAGTTCCATACCACATGATTGTGGTGCAGCCGTTCTTCCCAACCACTGATCCACGTGTGGTTGGTATCAATCCTGTGCCTAACATCGACGAGCGTATCAAGAAGCTTACCAAGGAACTGGGCGCTTCAAATCCTGATACGCTGAATATCGAGTACGAGGAAGCCGACATGAACTTCGAGGAAATCTTTGATGAACCCAAGGAAGAATCTGAAGAAATAGCCCATTAACCCCATTATGCCCACTCAGCCCAAAATAGACACATCCCTCTGGGACTTGGAAGCCAAGCAGCACGAGAAGCGTGTGTACTTCAATAAACCGCAGTTGATGGCGCAGTATATCGGTGCCAAGACAACCGTCATTGTTGCTGGCCGTCGTACAGGTAAGACGGACTCTATTGCCTCGCCATTCGTTTTGCGAAATATGCAACGAATGCCGGGCAGTACTGGCGGTATCGTGGTGCCAACATTCAAGCATGGTCTCACGAATACCATTCCTGGACTATTGGCTGCATGGAAGCGTTGGGGCTATCTCAACGGCATCCACTATGTGGTTGGCCGTAAGCCGCCAAAGTCTTTCGGAAAGCCCATAACAGAGCCTGCTGACTATGAGCACGTCATCACGTTCTATAATGGTTCCATAGCGGTCATCATCAGTCAGGACCGCCCTGGTTCTTCTAACTCTCTGACCTTATCTTGGCTTCTCATCGACGAAGCCAAGTTCATTGACTACAATAAGCTGAAGGACGAGACACTACCAGCCAATGGTGGTATTCGCTCGTACTTCGGCCATCATTCGTTTAACCACGCCATGATGGTTCTCAGCGATATGCCTCAGACACAGAAAGGTTCGTGGTTCCTACATTATCGTGAGAAGATGGATCCTGAATTGATAGCCACAATCCAAGGCACCATCTATAAGATTTGGGAAACAAAGGAGCGTATTGCTCATATGAAAGAGCAGCACCAGCCTATTCCTCAGTACCTGAAGGGCTACTTGAAATGGCTGGACCAGTCACTCAACAAGATGCGCTCAGTGGCGGTGTACTATAAGGAGTACAGCACCATAGAGAACTTACAGCTTCTAGGTGAAGAGTACCTGCGCCAAATGAAGCGTGACTTGACGCCAAAGACTTTCCAAACAAGTATTCTCTGTCAGCGTATCGGTATCACACATGACGGCTTCTACTCGTCGATGCAGGAGCATCACAAGTATGATGCTAGCAATTTCGCGTACTTGGACGAGTTGGGCTACGACAAGATTCTGAAGGAAACGAGCCAGCAAAACTACGACATCAAAGCCGCGTCGCAGTTCAGTACCATAGGAGGCTGTCTCGATTCCAGAGCTGATGAAGACGTGAATCCATTGGCTCCCATCTGTATTGGCATGGACTACAATGCCAATATCAACTGGATTGTAGCTGGTCAGCCGTCAGGCAACCGCCTGAACGTCTTGAAGTCCTTCTACGTTAAGTTCGAGCGTAAAATCCCCGCCTTGGTGGATGATTTCTGCGCGTACTACGCTTATCATCAGAACAAGACGGTGATTTTCTACTACGATGCTACAGCTCTCGGCTCGAACTATGCCGTCAACGACCAGGACTTCCGCTATGTGGTAGTCCATGAGTTTGAGCGCCACGGGTGGCAGGTACAGGATGTGTACCTAGGCAACCCGATGCGCCACGACGAGAAGTATCTGCTCATCAATCAGGGCTTTGCTGGAAAGCAGCGCCTAATGCCGTTCTTCAACCGCCAGAACAACGATGACTTGATACTGGCCATCCAGTCGGCTGGGGTAGAGCGGGGTAGAAACGGCTTCCATAAGAACAAGTCCATGGAGAAACAGCCTGAGTCAGAAGAGGACTTGCTGGAGCATCGTACCGACGGCACAGATGCCTTCGATACACTGTATATCGGTTGCGAAAAGTTCCCTCAACACGAAGTATATCCAGTTGCTTTAGGAGGCGTTTTATAAGTGATTTTAACGAAATTGTACAAAGAAACTGTACGAGTGTTCGGTTTTTGAACTATTTTGCCCTAACTAACTAAGTTTTCCGCTTTTAATTGATTGATTTTGCGTTATTTTTAGTAATTTTGCCGTTCCTTAGAGAAGGACATACGTAATATATCAAAATACTAATATTAATGGCAAATACAAAACATTCTGCGGCACGTGAGATTATTATCGACCGCCTGCTGCGCGAGAGGCGTGGCTATTCTATTCAGGAGATGTTGGATATCGTGAACTATGAGTTGGAGCAAGAGGGATTCCGTCCTGTATCTAAAAGCACCATCCGAAACGACATCCACAATTTCCAATATCTGTTCAGGATGCGGCTTCATGTAGAAAAACACAGCTATCGGGAGTACTTCATGTATGAAGACCCTGAATGTACCCTGTTCCAGAACTTATTAACCTTTGGGGAAATGCAACACCTTCATTCGGCTTTGCAGTCGATTAGATTCCTTGATGGCGTTCAAGGAACGCTGATGTACAAGCAGTTGTCAAACCGTCTGTGTAGTTTACTGAACGTCGAAACTGCACATGAACCAGTGGTTATCTATGACACACCACCATCATTGAACACTATGAGGAAATTCCAAGTGTTATATGAGTATATCCGTACTCAGACACCTGCAGACATTTCGTATAGAAATGCTAAAGGGGAACTTGTGAGAGATGTCACCGTACATCCTTACTTCCTTCGTCAGCATGGTAATGAATGGTATCTGCTTGGGCATAATGAAATAGATGATTGCCCAACTGAAATTCCAATATTAGCCATCAAGAGTATTGGAGAGGCTGATGGAACAGAGTTTGTACCCAATAAGGACTTCGATTTGAAGGACTACTATAAGGAGTTGAATTCGGCAGCGTAAATGCTTATTAATCAAAAGACTAACCGCAGTTTGGGGACAATCCTCAAATTGCGGTTAATTCATTCTCCTTTATTTTGATTGATTATTTGATATAGAAATATGCTGATTTTTTATAAAAAAAATAGGTAACTAACTAATTATTTAATAATATTTATTATCTTTGCAAATTAGAATCTAAAAAGATAAAAATAATAAAATGGCAATAAAAAAATCAGAAATCTATAGCACTCTTACCAAATGTGCCAATAAGCTGCGTAGTAACAGTGGTATTGGTGCAGAATCATTTAAGAACTATGTTCTAATTATTCTTTTCTTAAAGTATATTTCTGACAAAGTAAAATCTGGCGATAGCACTGTGCTGGAAATTCCTGAAGGATGTTACTTCGAAGATATTGTTGCTTTGAAAGGAAAAAAGACTATTGGAGACTCATTGAACAAAATTATCGAGAAGATATCTACTGCCAACGGTTTGCAGGACATCATCAACTTGTCTGACCATGATTTCTGTGACAAGAAGCTTGGAAATGCAGAGGACAGTTCCAAGCTGATTTCGGAATTAATAGCTGCTTTCCAAGATGATGGACTGGACTTCTCGCACAATCGCGCTGCTGATGATGACCTCATTGGCGATGCATACGAATACCTGATGCGAAACTTCGCCAGTCTTGCTGGTAAAGATAAAGGACAATTCTACACACCAACCGAGATTAGTCGATTAATGGCATTACTTATCGGTATTGACCAAGATGACCGACCGATGGTGTCTGCATACGACCCAACTTGTGGTTCTGGCTCTCTTCTACTTCGTGTACGTGCTGCAGCAAAGCACAATGTTAGTCTTGACGGACAAGACATTGACCCTGCCAACATTGAGTTGTCATACATGAATATGGTGATTCATGGCTGTGAAACACCAAACATCCTTCAAGGCGACACACTCAATTCGCCCAAACATGTAGTGAATGGCAAGTTGCAGACCTATGATTATGTTGTGAGCAATCCTAAGTTCTCACTACACAATTGGATGCTGACTGCCAAAGACAACGACGAATGGGGTCGATGGAATCCCGATATGGGCGTACCGCCACAACAGTATGGCGATTTTGCTTTCCTGCTCCATTGTGTAAAATCCATGAAGCCCGGAGGAAAGTGTGCCATCATCCTGCCTAATGGTGTTTTGACTCGTGGCGGTGATGAAGAGAGACTACGCAAGTGGCTTATCGAACAACGATTGCTCTCTGGTATCATAGCCTTTCCTGCTAATGCATTCTATGGTACTTCTATTGCTGGTAATGTGCTTGTACTTGAAAACCATCGAGTACAGGATGGCGTGTTCTTTATTGATGCCAGCGAACTGGGCTATAAGGATGCAGATTCCAAGATACGTTTGCGCGAGCAGGACATCAAACGGGTTATTGATGTTTGGAATCGTCGCAAAGACGAACCGCATTTTGCCCATCTGTCAACCTTCGAGACTACTCAACAGGAAGGTGAGGATTCTCCGATGTACGAAATAGAACGCAACGGATTTAACTTGAACATGTCACGTTATGTCGTTCCGAAGGACAAAGAGATTCACCAGAACATCGACGGTCATCTGCATGGTGGAATACCTGTCTTTGATATTGACCGTTTGCAGAAATATTGGGACATCTGCCCGTCTCTGAGAACTGCTTTGTTCGTGCCGTTTCGTGAAGGATTCTTTTCGTTGGCTATAGAGAAACAGAAAGTTTCTGAGACCATCAGTAACGAGAAAAGCTTCAAAGCACAAAGGGATATGTTCAATAGTACTATCCAGAAATGGTGTGACCAGACAAAGCCACTCATGCAGGCTGTTGGCAAGGACAGTAAGCCGAAGGAGGTAATTGCCTTGTGGGGACAAAGCATCCTTGACACATTTTTGAAGGACAGTTCGCTTGTTGATGCATATGATGTCTATGACCAATTGCTCGGCTACTATAACGACACCTTACAGGATGATCTGTTTATGATTTCGCGTGATGGATGGATGCCACATCTCATTGTGCCGACAAAGAAAAGCCCCAAATGGACAGACCTATCTTGCGATTTGCTTCCTGTTGACCTTGCAGTCAAGGTGTTCTTGAACGACTTAAAACAGGAGTTTGATGAAAAGTCAGCAGCACTCGCTGATATTCAGGAAAAGCTACAAACGATGATTGATGAAGATGAAGGCTATCTTGATGATGCCATCTTCTATGGTAAGCTTAACGAAAAGAATATCCGCACAAAGTTAGAACGATGCAATGCCCATCGGTTGACAGAAGATGAGAAGGTCTTCTTAGAAAGCCTTGCACCTTATCTTGAAAAAAGCAACAAGGCGAACAAGGAGAAGATTGCCGAATTGCGTAAGCCTTTTGACTATCTGTTTGAGGATGGTCAGAACATCACGAAGAAAGTTGTTCAAAAGATTCTTGATAATTCACAAAACTGGGAATACAGCACAGAGGAACAGCGTAACCTTTGGCAGCAATACCTTGACCTGTTAGAGAGCGAAAAGACCGTCAAGGCGGAAATAAAAGCTCTTGACGCAAAACTCTATAAGGAGATTGTACGTGTCTATGGTGAACTTACAGAGGACAAAGCTCGCAATGTGATAGTTAATGACAAATGGCTCACCGACATTTCATCACAAGTGAGCGATGAAATGCAGACCGCTATGCACCGCATCGTGACCGAGGTGAATGACATGCACAGCCGTTATGAGTTTACTCTTGGTGAACTTAGCCAGTCGTTTGCCGAGAAAGAAGCATTAGTGTTTAATCACCTTAAAGAAATGGGATTCGAGCTATGATAGAAACGAAGTTCAAAAATAGTGAGGTTGGCTTGATTCCCGAAGATTGGAAAGCAGTTCCACTTTCGGCAATCGGTGAAGTCAAAATGTGCAAGCGCATTTTGAAAGAACAAACCGATATTACTGGCGATGTACCATTTTACAAAATTGGCACTTTCGGTAAAGAGGCCGACGCATACATACCACGAGAGTTATATGAACAATTTAAAGGTATGTACCCTTATCCCAAGAAAGGAGCAATACTGATTTCCGCTGCTGGTACAATCGGTAGAACCGTTGTATTTGATGGTGAAGATGCCTATTTTCAAGATTCAAACATTGTGTGGATTGACCATAAAGAAAAAGATGTTGTTAACCCATATTTAGAACACTATTTCAAGATTATTAGTTGGAAGTCTGAAAATGGTGGAACCATAAGCAGACTTTATAATGACAATCTGAAATCTACGTTTCTATGTTATCCAGAAGATAAGATAGAGCAATCTCGCATTGCCACTGCCCTTTCTAACATTGATGACCTTATCGCAACAACCAAGAAACTCACTGAGAAAAAAAGAAACATCAAAGAGGGAGCTATGCAGGATTTGCTCTCCGGCAAGAGGCGAATCAAGGGTTATGGTATTCATAAATCTAATAAAAAGACCCCTATTGGAGTCATCCCTGAAGACTGGAACGTTTCACCACTTGAAAAGCTCTGCTCTCTAAAAGCTCGAATTGGATGGCAGGGGCTAACAACTGGAGAGTATTTAGACCAAGGAGATTATATTCTAATCACTGGCACAGACTTTAAGGATGGATATATTAATTGGGAAACTTGCAGCTATGTTTCCAAATGGAGATACGACCAAGACCCATACATCCAGATTAAGGTTGGCGACGTTCTTATTTCTAAAGATGGAACCATTGGCAAGGTTGCATACCTTAATAGCATTCCTATGGAAGGAACGCTAAACAGTGGCGTTTTTGTTGTTAGACCTAAAAATGAAAAAGTATTAACAAATCATTATTTGTCATGGCTTTTTAAATCGGTTTGGTTCAATACTTTCATAGACCAACTATCAGGTGGGTCAACAATAAACCATTTGTTTCAAAAAGATTTTGAAAAGTTCCTTTTGGTTTATCCTTCTGATATTAATGAACAATCGGCAATATCCAATGCTCTTTCAGACATGGACTCCGAGATTTCATCCCTTGAAGCTCGTCTCACGAAATACCAATCCCTCAAACAGGGCATGATGCAACAGTTACTAACAGGAAAAATCCGTTTGATATGACATACCAGCGAATCATAAAACCAGAACGTGACACACAGAACCGTGCCATTGACCTTCTGCTCTCCGTATTGCCGAAGTACCGCTACATCGGCAACCTTGAAGACGTTGAGAATAGCAACATACGTGAAGATGAACTTCGCCAGTTCCTCACCTCGCAACAGGGATGTACTGCCCAGCAAGCAGGCGAGGCAATCCGTTCGCTTAAACAGGCAGCAGCATGTAGTACATACGCCAACCTCTTTGACAAGAGCCTTGCCACCTACAAACTGTTGCGTGATGGTGAGAATGTGAGCCAAGGTTATGGAATGCCAAACAAACTGGTGCAGTATATCGACTGGAAGAATCCTTTGAACAATGACTTTGCCATAGCAGAGGAGGTAACGGTACGGCGAGTAACGGAGGACTTAAAGCATCGTCGCCCCGACATCGTCGTATATGTCAACGGCATTGCTCTTGTCGTGCTGGAGTTGAAGAAAATTTCTGTCAGTGTGGCTGATGCCATTCGTCAGAATCGACGCAATCAAGAGGACGGCGAGATTCTTCATTTCTTCACCACTCCCCAGTTGTTACTGGCTGGTAACGAGAGTGAGGGCGTGAAATATGGAGTGATTAAAACTCCCGAAGAATTCTGGCTAAAATGGAAAGAGCCGACTGGTGAGCCATGTGAGCCATCACAGTTCTCTCAAGCTGACTATCCTAACGAAATGATGCGCTCACTACTCCAAATGCTTGAGCCCAATCGTCTGTTGGAGTTTATTCATGATTGCATCATCTTTGATGGCGGCATAAAGAAAGCTGCACGTCCTAATCAGTATTTTGCCCTTGCAGCAGCGAAGCGTCGTTTTGCCAAGAAGGATAGTGGTATCATCTGGCACTCGCAAGGTTCAGGAAAGTCGCTCACTATGGTATGGCTCGCACAATGGATAAAGGAACAAGGCGACGATGCACGTATTGTCATAGTTACCGACCGTGATGAGCTGGACAAACAAATTGAAAATGGCTTCAAGGACACTGGTGAAAAACCTTTCCGAGTGAAAAGTGGCGACCAGCTTATCAAGACGCTCAACAAGTCAGAGCATAGCATCATCTGCACACTGATACACAAGTTCGGTTTAGGTTTACAAGATGAAGAAGAGGATAAGATTGTTATTGGTGAAAAGAAGTCAAAGCTCAGTGTTGAAGAAGCAATGGAGAAAGTAGCAGATGCCCTTCCTTCTGACTTCTCACCAAAAGGAAAAATTGTGGTTTTTGTTGACGAATGCCATCGAACACAAGGCGGTATCCTTCATAAGGCCATGCGTAAGATTATGGGTAATGACGTGATGATGATTGGCTTTACTGGCACACCTCTGTTGAAGAAAAACAAAATGACTTCAATAGAGCAGTTCGGTTCATTCATCCATACATATAAGTTTGACGAAGCCGTTGCCGACCATGTAATCCTCGACTTGCGATATGAAGCCCGAAATGTGGAACAGAAGATTGATGAGGATGATAAGACAAGAATTGACCGAATCTTTGAAGTCAAGACCACAAACATGACTCCTAGGGCAAAGGAAGCACTGCAAAAGAAATGGGCAACCCTGCAAAACATCTATTCGAGCGATGAGCGAGTAAAGCGCATTGTCCGTGACATTTGTGAGGATATGATTTTGTTGCCACCACTGGCACAGGGCTATGGAAATGCCATGCTTGTTGCTGGCGAGATATATCAAGCATACAAGTATTGGCAGTGTTTTGAGGGTACTGAGTTGAAAGGTAAAACAGCCGTGGTATCAAGTTATGACCCACAAAACGGTGTAAGTATCACCCAAGGGCATAGTACCGATGCCGACAACGACGAGGAAACCTTCAAGAACAACATGGCCAAAAAGATGATGGGCGACAAGTCAGCCATTCAATTTGAGGAATGGGCAAAAACTGAGTTCGTTGACCATCCTGGCAGTATGAAACTCCTTATTGTTGTTGATAAACTGCTGACGGGCTTTGATGCCCCAAAAGCAACTTACCTTTACATAGACAAACATATGGAAGATCATAATCTATTTCAAGCGATTTGTCGAGTGAATCGTGTGGAGAGTGACCAAAAAGAGTTTGGCTATATCATAGACTATAAGGACTTGTTTAACGAAATAAAGGGTGCTGTTGAAGACTATACAAGCGGGCAATATACTGGCGGAGCATTCTCTGCCTTTAACTCAGAAGATGTAGCCGGTCTATTAAAAAATCGTCTGGAACAAGGGAGAAAAGACCTTGATGAGGCACTAGAACTTATTGAGGGGCTTTGTCAATATGTAAAACAGCCTAAAGCAGCTGACCAGTATTTCGATTATTTTGTTTTCGACCAAGCCACTACACCTGTAGAGGAACAACAGGCAGCATCTCTCGAAAATGCTTGCAAACGCGAAAAGTTTTATAATGCCGTTCTCACATTAACAAACCGTTATTTAGCCATTGCAACACAAATGGTTGAATCAGGATATACGGCAGAAGAAGCAAAGACCATTCATCAGAAAGTGACTGATTATGACGAGTTGAGAAAAGCAATTATGCTTCGTTCTGGTGACTCGACCGACTTGAAGCAATACAATGCAATGATGCGGCAATTGCTTGACCAGTATGTCCAGGCTCCAAAATCAAACGTGCTTGAGAAACTCGATGATTTCTCTTTCCTTGACGTCATCGATGCCAACAAAACTGAGGATGATCCTGATGGTATAAACACTATCATTGATGGCGAAAATGAAGTCGGTGGGCAGCCGGCGGCAGCAGAAACTATTGCATCCAATGTTCGAAAGTACATAATCCGTAAACGTGATGCAAACCCAGACTACTACGACAAACTGAGTGAGAAGCTTAACAAGATTCTCGAAGATATGAAGCAGCATACTCAGGAGTACAAGGAGCAATTGCGCAAGTTAGTAGAGATTCTGCGAGAGATTCGAGGTAGTAAAAAAGAATACCCATCTGACATCAATACCGATGGAAAGAAAGCGCTCTATGATAACCTTGGCGAGGATGAGACCCTAGCTTTGCGTACATATCTGGCCATCAAAGAAAATGCTGAAGTTGGATTCCGTGAACCTGGACTTCGACAGAAGGCCTTACGAAAGGCGATAGAAAGAGTAGAGGGAATGCCAGCCGACAAAGTTGAAATGGTGCTAAAAATCGCTATAAATAATCCTGAGTTCTGATGCGCATCGCAGAGTTTGACATAGAAGTTGAATACAAGGAAATAAAGAACATACACCTTGCAGTATATCCTCCTGATGGGAGGGTACATGTATCTGCACCTGCCTATATGAAAGATGACGAAGTGAATATGTTCTTATACACGAAACTTTCCTGGATTAGAAAACAACATGAAGATGTGTTGTCACAAGAACGTCAGGATAAGCGTGAATATGTTTCTGGTGAAAGTCATTATTTGTTTGGAAGGCGTTATCTGCTTAAAGTGATTTCTACAACTGAGCGTACCCACATTAACAAAAAGGTAAAGTATCTTGAAATGTATGTGCGTAAAGACTCAGGGATAGAACGCCGTAGAACCCTAATGGAGGAGTTCTATCGCATCGAACTGCGCCCTGTACTGGAAACACTAATTAATAAATGGGCTGACGCAATGGATGAAAACCCATCATCGTTCGAATGGAATATTTTGCACATGCAGAAGCAATGGGGAAGCTGCAAGACTGAGACGAGGACGATACAGTTCAACCTGCTACTTGGTCGTGTACCGTTGCGTTGCATTGAATATATCGTTGTACACGAGATGGCACATTTGAAGGAACATCGCCACAACAAAGATTTTATCCGTCTGCTTGATGCTTATCTCCCTGACTGGCAGCTTCGCAAGAAAGAACTAGATGAATTTATTGCTCTGCCGTTTGTTGAACTATAAAAAAAAAGAATATGGAATACGGAATTGTATATCTACTGACCAATCCTGTTATGCCTGGGCTTGTGAAAATTGGCATGACAGCACAAGAAGATATTGACAAACGAATGAAAGAACTCTATACAACTGGTGTTCCTGTACCGTTTGAATGTAAGTTCGCATGTAAGGTTAAAAAGAGCGACTGTCTTAAAATTGAGAAAGCCCTTCACAAAGCATTTGACCCGCAGCGCATAAATCAGAACCGTGAGTTCTTCCGTATCAATGTGGAACAGGCACAGGCGATTTTGGAACTATTCCATCACGAAGATGTGACGGAAGATGTGAGTGAGGAAATTCAGAATGACCTCACTGATGAGGATAAGGCTGCCAGTACGAAGGCTCAATCCAAACGCCCTCCGCTCAATTTCTATGAGATGGGATTACAAAAGGGTGATGTCTTAAAATGGAAAGATGACCCGTCAATTACTGTATCCATCTTATCTGATCGTAAAGTATGCTATGAAGGAGAAGAAACATCCATTAGTGCGCTGTCTGCAAAGTTAAAAGGTTACAAGGTCAAGCATATCCAGCCGACTCCTCATTGGTTGTTCAATGACCGTCTGCTAAGTGAAATCTATGACGAAACTTATCCATTTGAAGAATAATCATTTTTTTGACATCAACCCAATTTGAACAATGAAAACAGATGGCGTCTATATATACAATATAATAGCAGATGATAAAGATCCAATAAGGTCAAATTCTTCATATGACTTGTTGTTCTCTTGCAAAGATGATAAATTCGAATGGCTCTGTTTGCCAGACGGAGTGAGATTCTGTATTCCAATAAAAAAAGAGAATGGTGAACCTTTTGATAATATTGAAGATTTTCTATCAAATATACCTAAAGGGCTTGACTTAAAGCTTGATTTTGATTACAAAATTATAGAGCACAAGTCAAATCATAATATTGGTGAGTATTATAAAAATATTTATCGCCCTGTTGTTTCATATAAGTTGCAAAGTTTCCATCTTGCAAAACAAGGCAATCCATATTCTGATAGTTACGATGATATATCAATATGGAATTATAGAAAAGAATATTTAAGTCATTTGCGTCAACTTGATCTTATTCTTGAAGAATTAAAGATAGTTTTTAGAGTCTTAGAGCCAACTATTGACAATAAAGAAGCTTATGGTAATAGTCTAAGGAACATTATCTTATTATCATGTACAGAAATTGATTCTATGATGAGTAAGATATTAAAATCAAATGGTGTATTAGTTAAAGATGACAGATATTCTACAAATGACTATGTAAAGCTAAAGGCGGCTATGAGATTAAATGAATACTCACTTGAATTTTATGAATACGAAGAAATGGGAGTCTTCTCTCCATACAGTTTATGGAATAATCAACAGCCGACTCAGTCTCTACCATGGTATGATGTTTATAATAAAATTAAACATGATAGAGAAACATATTTAAAATTGGCAACCCTTGATAATGCACTTGCATCAATTGCAGCATATGCTATTATAATTATTGCTCAATATGGTAAAGATAATTCTATTTGGAAAGAACATATGAAAATGTTTTTTAATATAACAAATTCTCCAAAATGGTATCTGGAAGATTTTTATATTCCTCATATCCATAATCTTATCCCAATTAATTATCCCTTTTGAAATATAGATTTATTTAAAAATATGCCTCAATTCAAACTATCAGATATTACTAAACCCTTCTGGTCATCTAATGATGGCTTTAAAGGAGGTCGTGACCCAATGGGAATACAGAATAGTTCGGTTAGTACTTATGGTAAACTACTGCCAGGGTTGACTAACCTCACTGGTCACATCCGTTATTATAGCCTATACTGTTGGCTCCTTAGCGAATATGATATCTTGGAGACGCAAAAGCAAACAGAAGTTTATCAATATAATTTCATCCGTCGTGCAGAACTTGCTATGGCTTTGATAATGAAAGACCAAAACGTTGGTTCAGTTGTTGGCGCATTATTTGTATCACAGCAAAGATATAAAGTGATAGAAGATAATTTGTATGATTTGGAGGATGGTGGCGACTATGAATCAGAAGATAAATATTGGACATATCCGACTGGAGCTTTTGGACAGTATTATTTGGGCTCTCTAATATACTATAATTTAGTAAAAATCGAACCAGGACGTTATTATTTACTTAATGATGGCAAAGAATTAGCCAATGCTGTTCGTAATAGTGTAGATAAAACAATTAGGAATCTATTCATTGAATGTATTAATGAAGGAGCAATGTCCGAGGACGAAAGAGAAATGCTTTTGCCTTTGGGATTAAATAAACTGAAGATACATTCTGAAGAATGGAATAGTCTAAACTATTTACTAATAAAACGTGATGATGATTCTTCTCTACGCCGTGAGACAGTACAACTTATGCTTAATGATCTGGATCACGGCATCCCTGTTAACAAATTCGTAGAACATCGCTTCTTGAATTATGTGAAAGATAGCGAGTCTGAAGCTGCATTTGGTTGGTATTTCTATTATTTGTGTGAGGCCTTTCATTATTGTATTGAAACAATTTTCTGTTTTATACTAAATGAAATTGATGATTTATCCACCCCTTCAGTGAGAGTACTCATTGAAGATATTAAAAATAAAACACTATCTTGTTTGAAAAATGAACAAAAATACCATTCTTTAAACGAATGGAAAGATAATGTTAGTGGAGATATTGCGGAGATGTATAATGAACTTAAAAATCTTATTATTACTAAAGATTATCCTAACGCTGTAGCACAAGCTATATATCTCTTACTTAGACTTCAAATAGAATATGAATTAAACAAGACAATAATTATTAAGTTTGAGAACAAGAATGACCTTATAAATCAACGTGGTATAATTAGTAATGGATTGAAATCATATATAGTTAACCATTACAATCTTTCAATTCCTAATTATATAGAAAAGATAGTTCAACAAATAATGCAGGAACATACCATCGTTGCTATAAGTAAGATGGGTAATTCCGAAACTGACCTTCGTAAATTCATTTTTGAGGATGGAAAGGTAGTTTTAGTTGAAATGCGTTATCCAACAGAAACGTCCCCTCGCATTGTTTCTCTTTATAATTTTCTCCTAGATTTAGGTTATGTAGATTCTGAAGGAAACTTAACTGATATTGCAAAGAATTACATTAAAAACTATGGCAATGATTGAACATTCAATTTTTTCGGATATTCCGACAGGACATAAGAATGGTAGATTTCATTCAGCCATCCTTACTGCCTTTGCTGTTGATTTAATTCATTTTGACAATCATTTGGTTAATTTGCTGTATAGAAAACAAATTAGCAGTATCAATATATTAGCAGATTCGCAACAGTTGGAAAAGGAAATAGAATATGTAAATCCGCAGTATTTAAAACATATTGGAAGAGACTATTGTATTTCTGGAATTACATCAAAGGGAGCATTCCACCCAAAGATTAATTTTTTCGTAGGTGATGATTCCGTACTTGTAGTATTTGGTTCTGGCAACTTGACAGTTGCTGGACATGGAAAGAATCATGAGGTCTTTACAGGTTTAATGATTGACGAATCGGATGAGTCACATCGTCCATTAATTGAAGAATGTTGGCGGTATTTAGCACGTTTTTCTAATCAGTTCAATTCTTTTGAAAAAAGACGTATACTTAAGGAAGTAGCTGATAATTGTATTTATCTCGATTCAACATACCCAATCGTTCCTCATCAAGTTTGTGACATAAATGATGAATTAAAAGCTGCCCTCCTTTATAACGATGACTCTTCGAGTATCATGAAACAGATCTCGAATATCGTTCCTCTTAATCAAGTCAAGAGAGTTACTGTTGTAAGTCCTTTTTTTGACGAAAAGGGTAACTCGCTGATTACATTGGCAGAACTATGTCCAAACTCAAAGATAGATGTCCTAATTGATGAAAGTTGTTCTCTACCACCGTATAAAATGCCAGAAACAAAGCAAATAGGTTTTTATAGTTTCAATGAGACTATTAGAGGAAAACAAACCTTTAAGGTTTATAGAAGAAATCTTCACGCGAAAATTTTTCATTTCAAAACGGACAGTTCAGAGTATTGTATAATAGTTAGTGCAAATGCAACAAAAGCAGGACTAGGAACACTCGAAAAAAGAGGTATCAATGAAGAATTCGGTATTATTTATTCTTCACAAGAAATAGATTTCCTTGACGAGTTGGGCCTTAAAGCAAGGAAAAAGTTAAATAAAAGATATCAGGATATGAAACCTGTTTCTTCAAATGATGAAGATACTATCGCGCATAAATATAAGATCTTATCCGCTAATTATGAAAGCGGAAGGCTAACTGTGTCTTGCGCCCAAACTATTGAACCTAATACCTCTTTATATATAGATTATGGTTATAAAGTTGACATAGTTGAAATTAACAAAGCGGATAATTCAACATATTGTATAGAGAAATCTTTAGGTAAGAACTTGGCAGCCTGTTATATCTCTTCTTCAGAAGGAGAATGCTTATCAAATAGAGTATTTATAAACAGGCTTGACCAACTTGAAGCTACTAATCCATCACAGGCTAGTAGGAGTTTGAATAGATTTATATCTCAAATTGAAAATGAAGGTTATCAAGGAATGGAGGTAGCAGACATGTTATCTGACATTATGTGGGAGCTCGTTAATGAAACAGAAGAAGAGGTAAAGCCGATAAAGGTTCCTTCATTAGTAAAAGGATTGACTAATCATAAATCATTGCCTAATTCTGCATATAACGCAGAATTAGACAATAATGAAGTAAATAGTAGTAGAGGAAAATATGTTGATAGAACTTCACGATTGATTGAATGTATAGAGAATAGTATCAGAAAAAAAATAAATTCAATAAAAGAAGCCATTACGGATGAAGAGGAATCTGGCGATGCAGAATTTAGTAATGAAAGAAATGTTATTGAACAAAAGAAAATCTTTGTACCAAAAGAAAATATTGAAGATTATGGAGAAATTGCAAGCAAAATCTTATCTAATTATTTAGAGCTGGTAGATTACCGAAATGAACAGATAAGAGAAACTGGAATAAACAGTATAACTAAAGATGATTTGAATTTCTTTTCATTATCTCTGTTTACAGCCATGGAGATTTGTTATCTAAAGCGGCATATGTACAAATTAGAAGAACTTGACAGTTTAAGTCTTAGTTGTTCTCAAAAAAAATTATATGATAGCTTAGACAGCTGTATGAATAATAAAGGTGTATTGGCCTTGGAACAATTCTCCATTTTTAGCCAAAAATATGGAAAAGATTGTAATAATGATGATTTCAATAAAATAGCAAAACGCTCTTTAAAGTATGCAATCCTTTTTTTTGCACTATTTCTTAAAAATGCAACTGTAAAGGAGGAGCATCTAAAGATAAGAGTTCTTAAAGCAATGCAAAATCTAATTTCGATATATGGTATTCCATCAGAGGAATTCCTTGAGGAAGAGATGACACCATTATCAGAAAGATACGATAATGCTTTCCGATATAGACATATAAGAATCGCTTTAGACAAATTACTAATAACGAAATAAAATGTTAGGAGCAATAATTGGAGATATAGTTGGTAGCCGTTGGGAATTTGACCCAACAAACGACTACAATTTCGAGTGGCTATCTAAGAAAAACGGCTACACCGACGATACTATTTGTACTATCGCTGTTGCCGACGCTTTGTTGAATGAACGCGGCTTTGGCGAAAGCATCCATGACTGGTGCAATCGATATCCGAATCCGATGGGTGGATATGGTGGTCGTTTCGCACAATGGGTACACAGCGACAATCCACAGCCGTATAACTCATTCGGAAACGGCTCAGCAATGCGCGTATCTCCTGTAGCTCATTGGTATAAAGATATTAACGAGGTGTTAGATGCTGCAGCAGCCACAGCCCTGCCATCACATAACCACGATGAAGGAATTAAAGGTGCACAGACAGTTGCGTTGGCTATCTTCAAAGCTAGGCAGTTTGGTTCTGATGCTCCAGAGCATATTGATGACATCCTTGAAGATTGTGTTCAATTCTCTAACTATGACATCAACATTCGAAAAGAGGATGTCATAAATCGCTTTGATGAAACATGTCAAGGCACTGTACCTGTAGCACTATGGATAATTGGCTTAAGCGATTCCTTTGAAGACGCAGTGCGTAAAGCGGTAAGCCTTGGTGCGGATGCTGATACCTTAGGGGCTATAGTCGGTAGTATTGCCGAAGCTATATGGGGAATTCCTGAAAAGATGAAAATGGAAATCTTGGAATATATACCCCAAGATATGAAGGTTATTATTTCAGAATTTTACAAAATAATATGTATATGAAAAAGTTTGTTTTATTTATATTGATTTCATTATCATGTACGGTTTATGCTCAGAAGAAGAGTACTGCTACTGTTAAACAAGTAAACGTACCTGTTAAGGTTGCTACATCCAAACCTAACAAAACTGATTCTCTCCTCGTTAAGATGGATTCATTGCTTACTCAAATGGAATACTTAATGAGAGTGAATAATACTTTGTTAGAACAATTGGATATTAACTCCTCACTTAAAGGTCGTTTCAAACTATATCAAACAGAGAACATTTATACATTTCTGCAACTTGATACCAAAACTGGAAGAATTGAACAGCTTCAATGGTCTCTGGATGATGATAAAGAAGGAAGTATAACTATCAACGATAACGATTTTTCCTATGGTATAGGTCATGGTTCAGGTAGTTTTGAATTGTACCCAACTCATAACATGTACCAATTCATCTTAATAGACAAAACCGATGGAAGAAAATGGCATGTTCAATGGGGAATGACTAAGAAGAGTCGCTGGATTAGAAGGATTTATTAGTTTTGAGAAAGATAATAATATTATTCTAATAACATGGAATATACATATAAATACCCTCGTCCTTCAGTTACTGCAGACTGTGTGGTAATAAGCAATGAGCCACAGCCAAAGGTCCTGCTCATTCAAAGAGGTGCAGAACCATTCAAAGATTGTTGGGCTTTCCCTGGAGGATTTATGAATATGGACGAGACCACAGAAGAGTGCGCCATCCGCGAACTTGAAGAAGAAACGGGCTTGAAGGTGTCTGTCGTTCATCAGATTGGAGCATACTCGAAAGTAGATCGTGACCCACGAGGACGTACAATCACTGTTGCTTATCTTGCAATCATAGATTCTCCAGCTCCAGTTAAAGGCCAGGACGACGCAGCAAAAGCTGAATGGTTCCCGATTACAGAACTTCCCCAGCTAGCATTCGACCACGATGATATAATAACTGATGCGGTAAGGGCGTATGCAAAGAATGTTGAACTATAAAGAAAAAATAATGAAACTATTCAATCACAATAAGAACTATCGTCAAGACCGCATCGCCATGAGGATTGCTGCCCGTCGTGGTATGACATACGAATACAAAAGAGCACGAAAAAGTGGACTTAATCCCATCGAAGCATTAGAGGACTGGGATTTATTGACTCCTGGTGACTATGCTTTATTTTATAGCCAATCATAGTATTAACTAAAAATAGAAGCATATCTTGAAGAAAATTTTCTAATAATTACCCCAAATTATAATGATATGAAAAGAATTGTTTTACTATTAACTTTATTCATTTCAATTACAGCTTTTGCTAAAGATTTGAGTAATGATGTTATCATGGTTTCCTACGAGCAGGCATGGATAGACCATGAGGGTACACTCGCCTTAAAGAACAATACGAATGAAGAAATTCGGAATGTAGTGTTTCTCATCACTTACCTAGATATGTCGGGTAAAGAACTGGACTATGAGGAATTCTCAGAATTTGTCAGTATCGCTCCTGGCATGACCAAGAAAATTAATATCCCTGCATATGAAGCTGGGCGATTCTATCACTATTACAAGTCAAAGGGGGATGGCGAAAATCCAGCTTTCAAAATCAATTTCCAGTTGAAAGATTATAATGTGCCAAACGAGGAATTGTCAGGTTCTGACGATAGTGATTATTATGGTTCATATAATGATACCAAGTCAAACTCAGAATCAGATACATTCACAAGTGGCTTCTTCATTACGATAATAATTATATTGCTCGTTGCTATTAGTGTTAGTGTAGGATTGTTTGTACTCGTTGCATTGATGGCTCAAAGGAGACACCGTAACGTTGTTCTATGGGTATTATTAAGTATATTAGCCTCTCCGTTACTTATGATTATTATCCTCTTGATTATTGGTGATAATCCAGAGAGAATAGAGAATAATGGTCGCTGGGGAGAATAATCATCATTATACATGTTATCATGTATTTAATATTACCCGATATTAAACACCGTGAAACATAATAAAACGATATAATTAACCTTTCATCTGTAAGTTCTGAAATCTATAAAGCAATGAATATTACGAGTTATTACGATATATGTAAGAATGATAATTCACTTCGTTCTTATCAACAAAAGGCGAAAGAGGAAATCTTTGAGTCGTGGGATGAAGTAGATAACGTGATGTTCCAGATGCCAACTGGTACTGGTAAGACTCGTCTGTTTACATCTATCATCAGCGACATCAACAAATACAGCATACATCGTAGGGAGGCAGTAAAGATTCTTATAATTGCCCATAGAACAGAACTTATTGAACAGATATCTGAAAATCTTAAGAGATATCAGATTGCCCATCAAATAATTGCTGGAGGTAGGGATAAAAACTACTATACTCCTGTAATTGTTGCATCAATACAAACCATTACTAATGCCTATAACATTAATGATGCAAAGAAACTTAAAGTTCAGTTTATCATCATAGATGAAGCTCACCATGCATTAGCAGCTTCATATCAAAAATTATGGGAAATGTATGCTAATGCCAAGAAACTTGGCGTTACAGCTACCCCCTGGCGAATGAACCATCAGAGTTTCTTGTCTCTTTTTGATAAGTTAGTGCTATCGATGCCTATTAAAGATTTCATCAAGCAGGGCTATTTATCACCCTACAAATATTTCTCGCTTAAAGACGATAGTGATATTCAAAGAACTATTGAAGGTATTGAGATTGATCGTTTTGGCGAATATAAAGAATCGTCAATGCAGGAGAAGATGGATATCGGGTCTATTCGTGCACAATTGTTACATTCATATTTGTCACTTGCAAAAGGCAAAAAGGGTATTATTTATGCCATCAATATTGTTCATGCCAAGCACATATGTAAAGAATATGAAGATGCTGGTTATAAGGCTGTAAGTATTGATAGCAAAACTCCTGCAGCGGAGAGAAAAGAATTAGTAAGCAAATTCAGAAAGGGCCAAATAGATATTATTGTAAATGTTGACATCTTCTCTGAAGGTTTTGATTGCCCTGATATAGAATTCATACAATTGGCTCGTCCTACTCGCTCACTCGTAAAATACTTGCAGCAAGTAGGCAGAGGGTTAAGGACAACGGAGAATAAGCAGCATTGTATAATACTAGACAATGTCGGTATGTACTCTCGATTCGGACTTCCTGATGCGCGTAGACATTGGAATTATCACTTCGTTGGTAAGGATGTAGATGAAGAACCACAAAGACTGTCACTAGGAGAGGGGAATGGTAATCAAAGATATGTAGACTTATCTGAAGGAACAGAAGAAATGGAGTTGATTCAAGATGATTATGAGGGAATTGAAACAGATAAAGTATCTTTGACAGATGAGAGTGAACTATTTCCACTCTTTGGTGTTACTCTCGGAAAAACTACTTTAGAACAAGCATTGAAATATGGCGGTAAACTTGAGGTTGATGAAGATACAGGAGAAATATTTTGTGATATTGAAAACATTCAATTTTATTATAACGATGATATTCTAAATTGGTTGTTTTGGACAAAAGATTACCGAGATTTTCCTGATTCTTGGAAGTCAAAAGGCTTTTATTGGGAAAATTCGTATGATGCTTGGTTAGATGTTTACAATCGATTAGGGTATAATATAAAAATAATTGAAGAGGCAGAACAAATAGAATATGATGGTCGGATGACTTTAAGTGGCAGTTTTGAAGCAAAGTCTCCGAATGGCACACTTAGATTTTATCTGAGATTTAAATATGGCGAAAAAGGATGTTTTAAATCATCACCTTGTACGTTGTATGCGTTTTCTGTTTCTTACTTTGAACCGCACATAGAGAAAACGGATGATGAAGACGATGAAGACTTAGCAGCCGAAGAAATAACAGAACCATCGACCGCCGTGAATACTTTTTTCCCTTTATTTGGTGTAACTCTTGGTAAAACTACTTGGAAAGATGCTGAAGAAATGGGATATAAAGTCCATAAAATAGATGGTGATAAAAGTAGGTCAATGAATGTAGAAGACGTTGACTTTTGGGATAATGAAGGTGAAGGAATATTTTCTTCATTATATTGGACCAGAGATGAAAATGACTTCCCGTCTTTGTGGAAATCTAAAGGCTTTAACTGGATTTTGTCATATGACGCATGGATTGAAGTATTTAAAAAAATGGGTTATAATATTACTATAACTCGTAATCCTGTTCGGAATACCTCAAATAAACGTGACACCTTATCAGCTGAATTTGAAGCGATTTCACCTGATGGGTTACTGACATTTATTATGGATTTTATCGATGGAAATAACGGATGTCTCACTTCATCACCTAATACACTATATTCGATAACGGTTAATTATAATAATAGGTCTGCTGTTGGGAGTAGTAAAGTGAATCTCCCAAATGGCAAATCAAATAGTGAAGATGGAAGGAATACATTAAGAGATGACTATTTAATGAAGTTGAAACATGCGTTTGACAAGAAATCTACCAGTTACAAATATTTCTGGTTTATGGCTCTTGTGGAGTTATATAAAGAAACGCAAGTTGAAAGAATACAATTTAGACAAATCCTTATCAAAATGGTTGCAAAAGCATGGAAATATGTATTCCTGTTAAATGGTCAGTTCCCAAAAACTGATCAATTACCATTTTATTTATTAAAACTCAGATCTATTACTAATCTGAACAGTAATTCTAAAGAGTCCGAGGTCGAAGACTACCTAAATAAGAACTTTGAAACTCAGAATTTAAACACTATATTAAGTCCGTTATTGAAAAATGTTCCATATCGATTTCTTTCACCATGGATTGCTTTCTCCAACAATGATGATGTTATGAAACAGTCATGGAAAAAAACAACAAGATGCCCATATGAATTATATAATGACCATATAGTAATAGATATCTCGTGGAGAGCATTCTTGTTAGTCTATTATAACTATATTCAGCTATTTATAGAATATGGACTAGAAGAATATTTGAAAATTGACCAAAATATTAAAGAGCCACGAGATTTTTATAATACAAGGTTTATTTCAATAAACCAACTGTTGAAAGGAATAAAAAGAAGAAAGAATCAGGAAGACGTTAAACAGATTCTAGAAAGATTTAGTTTCCTTTCAAGTGATAAAATAACGCCCGTAGAAATATTTGAGAAAATTCCTAAATCAAATTTCATAATAGACAGCGAAGGACATAAGCGTGTCAACATCCCTGGTGATATGTGGTCACTTAAAGTATTGGAAAAACTGTTGTTAGGAGAGAATTTGAACTTTAAAGATGATAGTATTCAATTATTTGAAGAAGTGGGATTAAAGGCATATTTAAAAAATCTTGGAGATAATACAAATGCAAAGAATAGAATTAACGCAAAATATATATCGTTAAACAAGCTAATAAAGGCAATACAAATAAATAAAGATGAAAAAATAGTGCAACTATTTCTAGAAAAATACCATTTTTCTTCTGCTGATGAAATTACACCTGCATCGCTGATGAAAATAATGCCAGAATCTAATTGTTTTATTGATAGCGAAGGACGAAAACGTGTAAACGTTCCTGTAGGAATGTGGTCAATTGATATTTTAGATAAACTATTATCTGGAGAAAAAATCAATTGAGTTAATTATTATCTTAACAAAAATATAGTATTCCCCCCGTGGGGTTAATATAGTTGGCCGACTATTTAAGATTCGAGTCGTGAGACTCCACACCTAGACGCGTGGACGCATTGCTTCTTATTCTGTGGACTTGTTCTATTGAATTTCCGGCAGGCTTCTGGGACGTCGAATAATAGCAAACGCTTTTGGAAGCGGTAGGTCGTGAGGCTTGTCGCTTCTTCTTTTATTCCTGCTTGCTTCTTCATTCCAATCGTATTTGTAGCTATGTTGACTCTAGTATGCCCGCGGTTCTTCATATATCCAGCTACCACCGCCCATTGTTCTTATCGCTCTTCTGACTTTACGTTTATGATAGAGGTGCTTTGCTTCCACTCGTATTTGTTCTTTGTTGATTCTTGAATATGCTCTTACCTTCGACATTCTCTGCCGATAATAAGTGTGTCATGAGCTCTGCTAAAAGTGGCTACAAAAGAGGAGCCAGCCTACCATAACATAAAGGTTGCCATCCACATATTGACACACTGGAGATATTGCAAAAGGGTGGAGTAGTGCTGTACCCGCTATGTGGTGAAGAGTTTGCCCGTCGGTGTCATTACCATTCTCCAAGTATGTTTGACTTCTCAGTAGCTACCTGACAGGCCTTTCTTCTTTTTCCTTTGCAAATTTAGCGCAAGCCCGTGCCCTGCAAGTATCACTCAGCCGTTATTTCTGCACAATAATCACAGCAGCCTTCCGCATTTTCTTCTTCACAGGTAAAGGACAAAATGGGGTATTCCGTGATTATTGCTGGTAATTCCTTGCATTATAGCACTTTCCGCTTGCTGCTCTTTATTGCACGTAAAAATTACAAAAGCTCCTCGGAGCTACATTAACAAGAAGTCAAACAATTAAAAAATAAGAATTATGACACAGACAGTACAAACATCAGTTTTCACCCACAGCAGGTTATACAGCAAGCGTTATTATCCTGGCAATATCTACAATGTGGTTATCAATTGTGAGGATGGCGAGTACTATGAATATGAGGTAGAGGCTGACACATTCGCTAAAGCCACAGAAATAGCAGAGAACATGGCTCTGGATTTGATGGCAGATATTACATACGTCGAAGTTTACAGAGCATAAATCAAATATTGAATCAATAAAGTATAAACAATTAAAAATAAAAGTATTATGGAATCAAAAGTTATCATCATTACAGTAGTAAAGTCTAACAAGAGTGAGAACAAGGTATGGGCAGTGGGCATCACTGGCGAAGAACAAGAAAAGGCATACTGCAAGAGTCCCTACAAAGCCATGCGTTTCGCTTTCCTCCTGAAGAAGCGCACAGGAATAAGTATCGAAGATGCTAGTCTGAAAAGCCTCTCGGAGCAGATTGCCGAGCAAAAGGCTGAAGAGGCACAAGCTGCTGAAGTCCAGAAAATGCTGGAGGAATCCACCAAGGAGTTCTTGGAAAAGAATAGCGTTGACACAGTATTGGCTAAGCCAAAGGCTGAACAGCCTGAGCAGCCTGAAAAGCCAAAGAAGTCGCGCAAGCGCACAAAGAAAGTGGCTCTGCCAGTAGAGCCAACAGCAGAATTGGTAGCCTTCCTGTAAGGGGGCTATCTTTTCTGTCTTTTAGATGTACGCATTAAGAATGTACCTTTGCATCAAAAAAGATGGCAAAGACAAAAGCAACTACCAAAATCAATACAGCCTTTGATACCCTGTATCTCTCAGCGCATCTGCCTGAGGAGGTGAGCATCAAAACGGAAGCCGCCCAGCTGGAGATAAACATCTTCGTGGATAACAAGAAGGTGTTTCGGTCGGTCTATTATCCCTATGAAAAGATGATTTATGTGAGGGACATCCGCTCAATCGTGGAAGCATCGATGTTTGAAAGGCAACTGGTGATGGCCACGCTGAAGATTGACGTTTATGAGCCGTTGAAGACAAGTACGACAACGACCGTTGAGTTTGGCTCTGATGGCTCTGCAACTCCCGCCGCCTCGGTGAAGGAAGTGAAGGTGGTTTATTGCCGCTTCAAGTCCTCGGAAGGTTCTGCAGGGTTCCTGAATAACAACTTCCTGACTACCCGCGCTAGTGCTTTGATTCCTCGCGACGGGCAGTTGAAGCTATCCAACTACACCAAGGCTTATGTGCAATCAAACAACCGTGTCTTGATTTACTATAGCGCGACAGATACTCCCGATGACGTTCAGACTTATGAGACTTCTCTGGGAAAGAATCAGTCCACAAAGGAGGATATTATCACAGCCGACCTTTCGCACAAGTACTTTAAGAAGATGGTTGACCAAGGTGTGCATACGGATAGCATTATCAAGGGTGTGGAGTATCAGATTGGCGGGCGTTATTTCAATATATTCTTTACGGACGAGCAGCCGACGGAGACATTCAAGTTCCTAAACGCTTTTAATATCATGGAGACGGCTTACCTCTATAACACTACGACCGTGAAGACAGAGATAGACCGGAGTGAAGCAGTATGCGGACAACAAACGCAGTTTTATGACGAGACCGTAAAGGTTAAGCATGAAGTGGAAACGGCACCGCTGACAAGTAGTGAGGCAACGTGGCTGAACCAGATGCTGACCTCGAAGCTCGTGAAGGTGCTGATAGACGGATATACAGCAGTACCAGTCCTTATCAGTGACATCTCTTCTGAGGTATCTGACTCTGACAAGGAACTGATTCGCCTGAAGTTCACTTGGGTATTTGTTGACGGAACCGAATGGATTTAAATATAACTTTCAACTCTCAACTATGAACTCAATTCACATCACTACCGCCCGCCTAATCCTCAACCGCCCAGAACCTGTAGACATCCGCCTATGGACAAAATCGGGAGAGATTCAGGAGTGGCGCAGGTGCATCTGCATCAAATACGACCACTACAAAGGTACACGAAAATTCAAGCTGCTCGATAGCAACCAGATTAGACAGGCACGGGAGTGCTGCATCTTCATGCTCAACGGCATGGAAGTCTATATGTAGCTGTATAACAGCATTATTTTTCTGAGAATAAGCAATATCTCGGAAAAAATTCGTACCTTTGCACCCAGAATGATAGTGTTACGACATTGTCATTCTTACTGCCCTTGCATGCGTGCATCCGCAGTACTCTTAGTGGAATACGAAGCGACGCGCTTCTGTCTTGTACACTCGAATCTGGAAAATTCATATAGAGCAAGACGGAGTACGACGGTTCACGTATATACGTGGGCTGGTCGTCTCATAGTCTTCTCTTAGGGCTGTCCAGAGCCAGAGTGTAGGGATTGTGGGATACACCAGCCCATTTTCTTTAAGGACAGCATAAATCGAATCGCATGTATATTAAAAAATGGATATAAAAAAATATAATGCCCCCTGCGAAGGTCACATTATATGGCAGGCTATTTTTAATAGACTGTTTCATAATTGATATATTACGTGAAGTGGTAGTCTGAGAAGACCGCCACTTTTTTTCTGTCTTTTCTAGAGCCAACTCGCTTTCATACCTTTGCCGAAAAAAGTCGAAGATATGAACCATAACCTTTCCTTCAACTCAGTTGAAACCATTCCTGACCTGAAAGCCAGTGCTGCTTTTACGGTCAACTCTTCCGAGGTGTTCAGGGAACAGTCGGACATGATACCACAAAAGATTGCCGAGGGCTACGAGTACATTCCTTGGGGAGCCGATAATCAGATGCCTTACAGAATTCTGGAGCTTATCGATAGCGACGAGACGTTATCTACCTGCCAGCTCTTCAATGCAGAGGTGTGTTATGGTAGCGGATTAGTTTATGATACGACGGATGCTTTGCCAATGGTAACCCGAGAGGTGGACCAGTACCTGATGGATAACGATATTGCAAGTTATTATCTCGGCGTATGTCAGGACTTCAAGCATTTCGCGTTTTGTGTGTCCCTTATCATTCTCAATAGCGACGGCTCCCGTATCGTCAGCCTATTGCGTAAGGAAGCCTGCTATTGCCGCTTTGCCCCTGCAGTGAAAGACGGAAATATTCCGTATATCCTTTATGGCAACTGGCGCAAGTCCATCTCCTCAAAGAACGACGTTGAGAAGATAGAACTCCTCAACCAACATTCGCCTTGGACTGACCTCAAGGAACGAATGCAGACCTCCAAGGGCAAAAAGCCCAAGACCTCCACACGCAAGTTTGCCATCGTCAGCCGCGTCCCGACGCCTGACAGCACCTATTATCCCATCCCGTATTATGGCGCTTTGTTCAAAGGCAACTGGTACAACATCAAGAAACTGATTGGTATGGCGAAGGAGGCGAAGCTGAAGAATTCGGCCCCCATCAAATATCACATCGAGATTGCCAACCGTTACTGGGACAGCATCTTTAAGGCCGAGGCTATCACCGACCGAAAGAAGCAGATGGAAAGGGTAGTGGAGGAGAAGGAGAAAATCATAAACTTCCTCACAGGAATGGAGAATTCCGGTAAGGCACTGTTCTCAACATTCTATGTTTCTCCCGACGGTCATGAGCAGCATGACGTGGTAATCAACAAGGTTGAGACAGACAAGGAAGGCGGCGACTGGTCGACGGACATCATCGAAGCCGTCAACATGATGTGCTTCACCATGCGCGTACACTCGAATCTCGTTGGCTCAGTACCAGGAAAGAGCCAAACTAATAATTCCGGTAGTGACAAACGTGAACTCTACACCATCGCCCAAGCCCTGCAGAAGCCCTATCACGACCTGCTTTTCACCGTTCACCACATCATCATACGATATAATGGTTGGGAAGGTGTAAAGCCTGACTGCCCATTCATCATGCTATCTACCTTAGACGAGAACCGCGATGCCAAACTTGTAACAACTCATAAAACCAATAAGAATGAAACTGATAACGAATGATGAACAGCTTAGAACGCTGATACCTCATGTGTTTGCTACAGTAGAGGGTGAACCCACACTGATAGAAAAGATATATCCATTCCTCGAAACTGCCGAGCAATGGGCAATCGATACCTTCGTATCTGAAGAAGTGTACCCTCAGCTGACTGAGACTGAACTCGCCGCATTAACAAAGCTCGTAGCGTACCATGCATTTATGTCCGCAGTTCCCTCATTGGACTTGGTGCTGACCCCTAACGGTTTCGGCATTGTGTCCAATACGAACGTCGTGCCAGCATCAAAGGAGCGCATTGATAGGTTGCAGTCCTCGCTAGAAACGGAGCGCGACTGCAACATCAATCAACTGATTCTCCGCCTCTCCGTCCGCCCCGAATGGCTGCAGACGCAACAAGGCAAGTACTTTGCAAGCTCTATGTTCCCATTCCTAAACCTGTGCCAGCGCCTCGCTATCCGTGAACACCTCTGGGAGAATTATCAGAAGCTGCATGACCGTCTCATTAAGATTGAGTCAGTCCTTGAAGACACATATTTCTCCCACGAGCAGATGACCATCTTCCGTAATCATGTCATTACCCAGCTCCGTACCGCCAAGCCCCTAGAAGAGCAGGTCATCCGTACTCTCCAGTCCTTAGAAATGATGCTTGTCTCAGAAATGCAAGTTCATCCCCAGTCATTCTTCGATCTGGTAAACATCATCCGTGAACACGAAGATATATTCCCCGCTTGGCACAGTTCCCCTGTGGCAGCTCTATACACCCCAAAAGTCTTCGAGAACAAGAAGAAGTCCGGCGGGTATTGGCTTTAAATACAAAGAAAAAACCTCAGCACAAATTTTTGTGCTGAGGGGTAAAGAGAACTCGTCCCTAATAGTAGTTATCATTATTCAGTCAAAGAACAAATTTCTTATTACCGAGAATATATTGAGAAATATACTCAAGACAGATAACTGCGGAATAGCGATACCCAACATAGTCAAGATAATTGAACTAAGTCCAATTTTGGTTCCCTATGTTGCTTTCAGCATGGACAACAAATCTAGTAAAACACTAAGAATAAGCACCCAAGGGATTGCTAAACTAATAAGATTTAGTTGCAACTAAATAATTCCAGTTAAAACTGGATCGGAAATAACTTCCTAAATTGTCTGAGTTATCTTCGAAAACCCAGACTAGAAAAATGAAAATAATGTTTTCATGTCTTTTAAGTTTTTTTTACCAATTGTTTGTCCGTGCCCATCTCGGCAATTGGGTTAATTATGGGCAGTATCTATTCTAACTGAG